CATTGACACTAATCTACCTCCTATACCACAATATGTATAGACCTTAGTACCTTAGCACAGAATTAAAAATTTTGCAACTACCTTTTGTCTCTGCTTCCCTGATTCCTTACTTCAAATACTGTATAGTTGAAAGTTGCTGTAGCAGTCATGAATTCATTATCAGTTCCTGTAACATCGAAAGCTACAGTGGACAATGATACTGGCCAAAGACTTTGAAATACAACATCAAAGTTTGTAACATTATTATTATTTAAAACCAATAACGTTGCATCAGACCACTTAGCATCATCAGTGTTAGATCTAGTATCCATTCTATATTGGTCATTCCAATTCATTCTATCAATATAATCTTGAGGAGTTCCTAATGCTCGTATCCAATTATGAATCTCCATATAATTTCTAAGGTCTTCATCAACAATGAAATCCAAAGTCAATTGACTATACTCTATATTACCACTCATAGGGATCTTAGCATATCCAGCAGTAGGAATATCAACTTGCCCTAAACTCATTTCTGGTATTGATGCTCTTTGGCATAGAAAAGAAACCTTCTTTGCTTTATCCAATACGAATACAAATCCTATTGGTGATAGAAAGTTCTTGTTTGTTAATTGATCTTTATACCAGTTTGCCATTATAGCAGTACTATTTTAATTATTTATACCCACCGATTAACAACTAGTTCAACAGCATTACTTGAATTAACCTTCTGACTTTCCACTTCAAATCCATTAGACTTAGCAACACTGGTAAGTAGTTGTATACAATACAACTGTGTTATCTTTTCAAGGAATCTTTCTATTGGTATTTGATGAGACCAAGTTTGTCTATCGGTTATCAACTCATAGCATTGAGACTGTTTGTTCCATACGAAACCCATATCATCACCTACAGTTACTTCACACATTACTCTCTCGTGCTCATGTCCTATAGGATTTACTAACTGTCTATTAATATCAACTGGATAACCATCAAACATCAATGCTTGTATTAATGCTGGTTTGTTTGTGATCTTCGTTTTGATTTTGCTGAAGTGTGACATTGTAGTATTCTGGTTTGTATTCTCTAGAGATAACATTAACGTTATTTAGAGCTTTCTCAAATGGTAGTGTAACATCTAAACACTGATTTGACTCTACTCCTTGTACCTCTTCTATAACTGTACCATCCTGTTGGATGATGAATTTAATTTTTTGTTGTGTGGGCATTAGTAATGATCCTCTAGTCCTTCTACTGGTTTAACTTCCCAGTCCTTACCATAGTATTTTTCTAACATATTATGATGTGGAGCACGGTCAAGTTGCTCTTGCGTGAATGTAATCTTCTTAGGTGGTGGAGGTGGAAACATCTCTAGTTGTATCTCAGGTATAGAAAAGGTGTCACCATCTTTTCTATGGTGTTGCCAATAGAATGTACCGTTTGGTTTTTTGTATAAATGGTCTGCATCGTGTGAACTAATCAAAACCATCTTAACTATCTTGTCGCCTTTCTCAATCATTAATGTATTATGCATGTGGAATCAGGATCCCAACAATCTGGACAGTCCATCTCTTGTTCATAGTTATGTAGTTTATGAACCACATCATCGTATTTCTCACCAAGTTCCTTATCCTGTGATCTTATCATACTCCCATAATATTGGCAAGCATGAATCATCCTTTGTATTTCTTTTTCGTGGAATTGCATAATACAAATGGGTAAATATATATTTATTTAAGATACCTTACCACCCCATTCAGAATTAGGATCTAATCTCTCCATATAATTAAACCCACTACCTTCGGGGTAAATATATTTTCCATTCTCATCAAAGTTTGGACCTACCTTCTTTGCAGGGTATGTGGGATATGGTCTCAACCCTGCTCTCATCTCTCTACCCTTTCTCTTTCTCATCTCATTACCAGTCTCATGATCTTCAGGCATAGTGGGCCATGATGATCCAAGAATACGTTTGATATCTTCTTTAGTATAACCTTTCATATTTAATTTAGTATAAAAAAAGAGACCCCTCTGGGGTCTCTTTAAGTTGTATGTAATCCAAATTACATGAGGTTTGCAACTTGTACACGTCTGTAATACTTGTTAGTATTAGCTGTAAGAGCACCAGATCCCTGAGTAAGTCCCTGTGAGAATGGGTTTGAAACCATGCCGTAACGAGTCTTGAATCCAATTTTTGGTTGGAAGGTGTCAGGATTTATTGCTCTGACCTGCTGTAGAGGTACATATGGGCAATAGAATAATCCAGCATCATAAGGAGAAGTTCCTTTGTATCCAGCAACGTAGAAGTGCTTGTCACTTACGTTAGCAGAATAAGGGTCAACATAAACCTTTATGCGTCCGTTAAGAGTACCAACAAGTGTGCTTGCAGTATCATCAACACCAGTAAGAGCATTGTTGCCGTTAAGAGCAGGTGTGTAATCTAGAACACCAGCCATTCCAAGAGCAGAAGCCACATCAGCAGAGCAGATGAGGATGTTGCCCTTCCCACGACGAGTTTGCTGTCCGATAGCGTTAGCATCTCTTTCTATCTGGAAGAGTAGTCCTTTGAACTTCTCAACTGACCATCTACCGTTGGAGTCAACGTCAAGGTCAAAGATACCAGCATCAGCAGTATTGTTCTGAGCACCTTCTACTGCGTTAACGTAGATTGTACGAACAACTTCTCTGTTGATTTCAGCAAGGATTTCTGTTGAGAGAATGTTGGACAACTCTTGCTCGGCATCAAGACCATGAATTGCTTTCAAGTCTTGAGCAAGCTCGATGCTGTACTCAGCTTTCAACGCACGAGATTTCGCTGTAACAGTTACTTTCTCTATGCTGAATCCCATCTCACGGAACGCTGTATTAGCAGCACCGTCATCTAAAGCTTCAGCAGTGGTTGTTGCCATTCCAGTAGCATCACCAGTCTGCTCGTAAGTTCCAGGAGAACTATCGTTAAGAACAGCAGGGTTGTTACCTTGAGCGTCGTTAGTTGCGTCTGAAGCGTTGGGGTCGTAGTTAGAAAGACCTGTTCCAGCACCACCAGAGAAACCAGCGTTAGGCTCATTGAAGAATGCTTCACGGAAGTCAGATGAAGCAGGGCTTCTCTCACTACCATAGGCAGTTCTCATTGCGAAGATAAGTCCAGTAGGACCAGTCATTGGTTGTACACCAGCAATGTCATAAGCAATTAGCTTAGGCATTGAACGACGTATCAATGATATAAGTACGGGGTCGAAACCAGCAACAGGACCAGTTGCAGTTGCATCTGCACCATATCCACCTGTTCCAACAGTTTGTAAAGTCTCGTTAAGGATTTGTCCTTCTTCGACTTGTGCTTTTTCTTGGTTCTCTAGAAGTTGTGCGACTACACCTTTTTTATAGGAATCTTCGATCTCTGGAAGAGCGTCGTGATTCAATACAGGGGCCCACTTCTCCTGGAGTTGTTTAATGTTAGCCATTTTCTCCAAAATTTGTAGTAGTTTAATTAATTATTTCGACCATCTAGACAGTGCATCAACGTACTTCGACATTGTGCCACTAGTGGTTTCTTCTACCAAAGGAGCAGATCCTTCTTCGGTGGGTTCAGTTGTTTCAGCAACAACTTCGGCCTTCCTAGTGAAGTATGATTCCTTGATAGTTTCGACTTTAGATTTAAAGTCTGCTTCAGTTTCAAACTCAACCCCTTCTGCTAATGAAACGAGCTTTTCCTTTTGGGTCTCAGCAAGTCCAGTTGCACATTCGTTCACAATTTCCATTTTAACAAACTCACCAATTCTCTTATTCAATGAGACATTGGTGTCGATCTGTTCGTTGAGCTTTGTTTCCATATCATTTAACTCTTCAGCCATGCCATCAAGCAGGTTGAATTTTTCTTCGGGTACAGTAAAGTTCTGTTCCACGAATAGCTTTTTAAGACCATTAAAGAATGATTCTGCCATCTCTGTCTTAATGCCATGCTCCACAGCAAGTGCGTTTTCTTCTAACCATTGCTTTGCAGCATAAGAGATGTAGTCATCAACCTTCTCGGCCAATTCTGTTTTAACCTTTTCGACCTCTTCTGTAAGAGTGCCTTCAAAGGCTTCTTGCAACGCTTTGACTTCCTCGTTAACCTTTTGGGTTACGACTGCCTCAAAGATTGTCTTTGCTTTAGTCTTGAACTCTTCATCTAGTTCTTGACCAGCGACAAGAGCGTCAACATCTTCACTAAAGTCGTACTTGGCTTCAGTGGTCTCTTCTTCTTTGGGCTCTTCGGAGATTGTTTCGCCATTCTTTTCCTCACTGTCAAAGATCTTTCCAGATAATCCAGCACTTACATTACCAGTGCCTGCATCTGAAGGCTTCGTCTTGATAGACTTGTCTCCTTCTTTGGCAGTTGAACCAGCAGCAGATGCACCAAGGTTCTTAGTACCCTTAGCACCTTCTTCTGATTTACTATCGGATCCTCCAATAGCATTAAAATTTCCCCCAGAAGTATCGATTTTTTCTCCTGCGGTTGCACCTTTTTTGATTGCTGTAGAACCAGTAGCTGCGTCTTCGCTCACTTGCTCCATATTATCTAGCTCTTTAGTAGAGGTCTCAGACATTTGTTTAAACTCCGATTAAATCTTGCGTTGTCTTTATTTATTTATAAATCACAAACTCTTTAGAAACTTACTGAATGCGGAAACCTTCCGTTCTTGTAAGTTTATTAGAGTTGCTTCATCAATTTCTTGCTTTATTTGAGCAACAGCAGACTCTTTAAGTATACCATTATCCCAAACCCATTCTTTTCCTTCCATAATTCCATCAACAAAAGCATCAGGTGCTGATGGATCTGCTACTATATCAGCAGCAGTTGCAAGCATAAAGTCATCTTGTACTATGTTAACGCCCTCTTGTTGTTTAAGAGAACCCATACCACGACTAGAAACTCCAAGACTTACACCTTCATCAAGAAGAGATTTTGCAATTCTTCCGTTAGGTGTATCAAGAATCTTTGCACGTCCGATAAAATTATTACCTTCTGCTCTAAGAGATTCTATTTTATGAGAAACTTTATCCAGATTGATGGAAGGTCCATCTGGATGTCCTAACTCACCGAGAGCACGACCCTTGCGAATATGTGCCTCATCATATTTAGCAACTTCACGTTCAAGTGTTTTGAATGGATACTTGCGACCATTCTTATTTGCTATCTCAGCCTGTAGAAAGACACCTTCTATAAAGTGTGACTTCTTCCCATCCTTTTCTTCGGATAAAAAGTTAACTTCGGTTATTTCTTCAGCTATCAGTCTCATTTTTTGGTTCCTCTATAGGTTCGATAGAATCAACCACCGCAGTATTTGGTGGTAGTGGGTCAGGCACTTGTTCCTGTTCTGCATTTGCTATTTCACCTGCAGTAGGTGCAATCTCTGGTGGTTCTTGACCATCAAAGACTTTATCCGCAATTTCATCAGCAGTTGCTTGACCAGTTTGATCTTGGTCAAAACCCCACTCTTTTGCAAATTCAAGTTTCTTTGCTTCAATTGCATCATATGCTGCTGCACTTAAAGCATCATTAGTCGCATCAATAGCTTTAGATTTCTCATCGCTAAAGATGTGATTTACAATTGTATTTGCTATTTCACTAGGCATAATAATTCCCACGTTAGTTTTATTTATTAAAATTCAGCTCTCTTCTGATCACCAGAAGAAATACTAGACTTTGGGTCCGCTGTCGAACCCCCATTTGCTGCACCATTTGCACCAGCTAATGCGGTTGAATCCGTCATAGGATCTTCCCCGATTCCCATTTCCAATGCTTGCATTGCCATAGGATCCATGATAATTCCGTCTGCTATCTCTTGCTTAATCTGTTTGTCGATTTCTTTAATCTCAACATCAGTATGCTTAAGAACTTGACGACGGATATAATCAGCAGAGAAGTACTTACCAACATAAGGATCCATGTTGGCAACTTCATTCATCCTTTCATTGCGGATTTCAATCTCTTTGAGTTCAGTAAAGTAGTTGTCAGCGATATAATCAAACTGAACATGCTCCTTCATACTTTCCCAATCTTCGAGAGTAAGAATACCCTTTAAGATTAACTGCGTCTTTAAAAGATCTGTGAATAATTCAGAGAATCTCTTACGCAATCTTGCGACAAACTTCTGGAACTTAACCTCATCTCTTGTGATCTCAGCAGCACGACCAATGTTAAATGTAGTCTCTGTTTCTAATCTTGAGTTAGGAACGTTCAGTGATTTGTATAGTTTCTTCTGGAAGTACTTAACATCTTCTAGTTCTCCAAGGTTCTGACCACCAGGTAATGTAGTAATCTCAGTTCCTCTTCCACCTTCTCTTCTAGGTAACCAGAAGTCTTCCAACATGGACATGAACTTCTTGTCATCCTTTATCTCACCAGTGTTTGCATCGTATACAAGTTTATTTCTGTAACGACCCATTACCTCACGTAGATATTGTTCCGCTTTATTCTTTGGAAGGTTACCTACATCGATATAGAAAATTCTTCTTTCTGGTGCTCTTGATAATCTGTAGATAACAAGAGAGTCTTCAATCATTCTTAATTGATTGACTGCCTTAATTGCCTTATGCAAATGAGACAAGACCATATTCTTGTTAAGATCTTGAACACCAGAGTGACAATATGTAATAGAATCAGGAGCAATCTTCATACCTTGGTTGGTACTATTCTTTAATCCTTTTGGATTGTATAAGAAATAAGATGCTGCTCTTTGCGTGAGTTGAGTATTGAGATCCATGCCCCGAAGTTGTTCGGGTTTCTTTTCCTCATACTCAGTTACTTTACGAATCTTACGAGGGTCAATATATCTAAGGTCTATCAATCCACCTTTAGGGTTTTTGGGATCTATAACCTTATGATAAAAAAGTCTCCCATCAACATACCATCGACGGAAGATCTCGTATGACCTGTTTTCAAAATCAAGAAGACGGAGGATTTCATCGAACTCCTCACGGATTAACTTCTTAATTTTTTCAGATACTTTTAAATTTGATAATTCTACAGAGACTGGAACGTCATCAAAGTTACCACATATAGTCTCGTTGACTACATCATCTACTGCACTATCACATTCTGGTTGCAAAACCATCTCCCTATATCTTGATATAAGGTCATAATCATTTCTTACTACTCCATCAAGATCAATAGAATATCCAAAGTATCCACCACCTGCAATAGGTTGTGAACCATCTAAACTATCCTTTTGAACAAAAGAAGGCCCCTTCGGAACCTTCTTTGCTCTCTCTAGTGAAAATCCAAAGAGCTGCGACATTATTAAAAACTTATTGTTCCTACCTTATTTAGGGAGTTTCCAAACTAGGCGTTTTTAACAATTGGAGTCCAGTACTGAGTCTGGAGTTCAACTGTAAACTCTTCAACCGCATCATTGTTACCGAAGTCTAAGTCTATTGCAGCAATAGAACTTGGGAATACATTGTAGAACTTATAAGACTTAAGAATATTTGGATTGTCATCAGTCTTGATATCACGTGATAACTGGTGTACTTCCATATCAGCGAAGTATCCAACTGCGTCATCTGTATCATTTAGTGCATTACCTGACTCAGTAGTCGAAGTATAGTTCTCGTTATATGCCTGTATTGCAGCTGCCCATGTTTCAAATGCTGTTCTTAACAAGAACTTACTATCATTCTGAATAGTAATTGTCCAAGGTTCAAAGGTTCTGTCTCCAGCAATCTTTAAAACTCGTCCTCTAAAAGGTACTTCGATAACACCAATTTGAGATGCTGGTAGGTTTGCTGCACGAATTGTGAAAGCACCTAGCTTTGATAATTCTGATGATCCTTGTATAATCCCTGTTGGGAATGCCAAGTCAACTTGAAATAGATTAGGTCTTGCGAAATCCGATGTAACAGCCGCCTTAAAACTGTCAAGTGATCCTCTGCTTGCCATGATAGTAAAATTCCTTGGTGGTTATTAAATCCTGTCCTTTATATTTAGTATAATGAATATTTTTAGACATAAAAAATAGCGGAGTTTCCTCCGCTATTTTGAATCCATCTCGAACTCAGGATTATTTATTGAGCAACTTCACTGAATGCAACACCAGTACGTGTAGCAACGAATGTTAGAGTAATGTAGTTGATTGTGCGTGTTGGCTTCACGAAGATTTCTGCGTAGAACTCACCACGATCTATAGCCTCAGCTGGGTTGTTATCACCATCACACTTGATTAGGAAGTCGGTTACACCACGACGACCTTGAACATCACGCATGTAAGGTTCAACAATGTTGAGGAATAATGCTCTTTGTGACTCATCGTTTTGCTCGAAGAGTTGTGACTTAGCAGCACCAGAGATAACTCTCTCGATTGTAAGGAATAAACGACGAACGTTTATTCTATCGAATGCGGAAGCATATGATAGAGCAGTCTTATCACCATATAGAACTACACCCTGTCCTGGGAAGGAAACTATTGGGTTAATTCTGTTGGCATAAAGTGTATCTCTCTGTGTCTTGTTAGGTGTAAATGCAAGTTTGATTGCATTTCTTAGAACACCACGTTGGAAACCAGCTGGTGAGAACCAAGGTTCTGCAGTCTCAGTTGTTTGTAAACATAAACCAGCAACGTCACCGTTACATGGAACGTAACGATAAAGATCATTGTACTTATCATAGATGTACTTATAACCTGAATCGAATACAACGTAAGAAGAACTTGGTAATAGTTTGAAGAATCCTTCAATGTTCTCTGTTTGTTGTTGTGAAGAACTTACACCAACAACATTTGCTCTACGTGGAGAAACAAATAATAGGCAGTCACGACGCTCTTCAACAATACTTGTTAGAGCAGTTACTTTAGCCTTAGCAGTTCCATCATCAACACCAGAAGGACCAGTAAGAATGTAATCAACGGTCTGTGACTCTGGGTCAGAGATTAATTGATATGCACTCTCAACATCTGTACTTGATACACTGTACTCACCACTAGAAATAGAGTAGTTAGCACCATCAGTAAGTCTATAGTAGAATGTTGCGTTATTCTTAGAACCGATTGTGAAAGAACCACCTGGGAAATCAGTAGTACCAGCAGATGAACGTAGTAGGTTAAATTGACGACCTACACCACTTAATCCCCAGTTACCATCTGAAGAAGTACCTGTTGCAGAGAACAGTCCAGTCTCATGGTTACCCCAGAAGATGTATTGTGAACGTTGCTTAATTACAGTCTTGTAGTAGTTAGTCTCACCAACAGAAGTCTTAGCATCAGATGCTTTAGACATTCCAACGAAACGCTCAAGAACAGCACCAGCAGTTCCAGTTAGTCCACCATCAACATCAACTACAACAGCGTGTAGTTCGTCACGGAATCCACCTTGACCAGCAATTGATTGTGAAGTTCCAGGACGTGGAGCAACATTAATCCACTTAACACCAGGAAGATACTCACGCTCGTTATACTCAACACGAACTGAAGTAATAGTTACGTTAGTAGAGTTTGTGTCAGCAACAACATCAGAACCAGCAAAATCAATGCTGTCCTTATTGAGTGCTACGTATAGTTGACGCTCAATACCACCTGTTGTGATAACAGCAGTATTAGTACCAGCAGTAATTGTTTGACCATCAGCGATTATACCAGTAACACCACCACTAGGAAGTCCTATTTCTAATTTTTTATTATTTGAATCCCAAGCAAGAACATCAACTCCCTCTTGTGAACCACCAATATTAATTGTAGTAGTAGCACCAGGAGTGAATGTACCAACAATAGTATCAACAGTTAAGAGTATACTGTACTTGAATACTTTACCAGCAGCACCTGAAGTTGCAGAAAGTGCAGCATCAGCAACAAACTCATGCTCGTTACCTGAACCAGGAGCTGGTAGTACAGCAATCTGATCAGCACCAGAGTCTGTTATGAATATACCAATTGAATTACCTTTATGTCCTGGAGTTCTAGCTGCCCACTTCCAGTTATTATTTGAATCTTCATAAGATGCTTCGTAACCATCCTGATTTGCTATCAAAGGAGCAGTACCACTATCAACACCATTTTTTAATGCAGTTGAGTTAACCCTAATTGTTTTTAAAATACCACCGTAAGATAAAAACTGTGAAGCAGTATACCAATACTCATAGTTAGAATCATTTGGTTTACCAAACTTCTCTACAAGATCTCTTTCGGATGTTACTGTGACCACTTCCTCAACAGGTCCGAGTTCAAACGGTGCAGCTAATACACCCAAGTTTGCTGTTGATAAGCTGGTAATAGTTGTCAGGTCTCTCTCCTGTACTACTACACCTGGCGATAATTGATTGGCTGCCATGTTTATAAACTCCTAGAATATCCCGTGGACGGTTAACTAAGATTATTTATATTTTTGAATACTCACCTGAAGTCTAACATATGCTGCACATCACCATATTCCGCAAGTTCCCATCTCTCTCCTTGTGCATCTATTATATGATCATCTTCTAATCCATCATTAACAAATCCAAATGGAGCCATATCCTGTTCAATAGAATCTCTTTGGTCATCATATATTCTTTGTCTTACATCATTATCATGCATCTCTTTAAAGTATTCTTGCATAGCCATCCATGCAAACATTACTAAACACATGGCAAGATCATCATGACATCCATCTTCCGCTTGGAATGAATTACCCTTTTGAATAAAAGTTGTTAATTCCGCAATCGTATCATAATCTTGTATGATTAATTTATCATCTTCTATTAATGCTTTAAGATTGGAACACCCTACTTGTTTAACAGCAGTACTCATCTTAACACCAAGTTGTGTCTTCTTACCTGAGAACCCTTGTCCTAATTGTTGACCTGCTCTTCCTCTCATAGCAGCCATCAATAAGTTCTCATACTCTAAATCAAATTGAATTATATCTGCAACCTGACCTCCTATATCATTTACTTCACATAAAATATATGCATTATTAAAATTCTTAGCAACATCTACAATGATATTAGGAAATATAATAGGTTTAATTTCATTGTTTTTATATCTTCCTACCATTTTATATGGTAATGTAGTTGTATCCATGATACAAAATGCAGAGTAATCTCCACCAATACCACGAGATACATCAACAGTTAGAATATAATTATGATCTTCAACTACTTGTTCATAAATTGCTAAACCCCTATTTTGTAGTATAGGATCTTCATACGGCATAATCCTCAACTTACTTGCAGAAATTAAAGTATCAACTGAACCTAAGAACTCACATTCAAACTCAACTTTGAACTGTCCTTCAGATGTATTTTTAATAGTTTGTTCCTTCCACACTTCATCCCTACCAGGAACTTGAGACCAATGAACTTCTGTAGGAACATATTCATTTGCTTTACGTTCAGCATCATGCCACAACTTATAGAACATATTCATTCCATGAGGAGTGGAGATAATTATTACCTTTGTTTTCTTACCAGAAGATATAGTAGGATATACGGAACTAAAGAATTGCTCTGCGATATGGTTCGGGACAAAGGCGAATTCGTCGAGAAATATAATGTTAAACGACATACCTCTAACAGCACTTGCTGATGTAGAAGCAGCCAAAATTTTACTCCCATTTTCTAACTCCAAACTACCTTTGTTCCATCCTAGTATACCTTGTTGTAACCATTTTGGTAAGTTCTCATATGATAATTGTAACCTACCTAACATCTCACGAGCAGTTGCTGCTTTGTTAGCAAGAATTGCTACGTTAACATTATCATTAAAGAGTACATACCATAACAGATATGCAGTAACAATAGTTGACTTACCAGACTGACGAGGAAGTTTTGCTATATTAAATCTGTGATCATGGAACTTCTGTACCATGTCTTCCTGAAAGTCATACATGGTAAATGGTATGATACCTTCATCAAGAGAAACAATCTTAATATACTCTCTTATAAAGTATACTGGATCTCGACCACACTTTAAAAATTCAGCAATCTCTTTCTTAGAAAACTCCTGTTCTACATTTGCTTTCTTAAGATTGGGATTACCTAGATAAATTTCCTGTTGTTTGCTCATATTCCTCTGTTGGTATAGACCACTCTATTAATATACGTCTGCCTGTTTTACCATGCAAATCAATATACTTTTGATCAAGACTCGACCAGTGTCCCAAACGTTCTCCTAATTTCACGTAAAGTTTCAAAATCTTTCTGTTTAGTACCGCCATCATATGCCCAAGCATAACCTTCCTCAATCATTTGTTCATTTAGTGAAATAGTAGCATCGCCAATGTAGAGCCAACCAAGAAGCCTACCATACTTCCCAACGCCACCCTTAAGTTCTGTTCTAATAAGGAGTTCTTCATCACCTTTAATAGTCTCAGTAAGTTTTGCCTTTAACCAATTAGTAGCATCTATTCCCAATGCCTTCTCTTCAAGGTCTCTTGTTCTCTTCTCTGGTGTATCAACGCCTGCAATTCTAACTCTTTCTTTCTTGTATAGATCAAAACCGAGGTCAATAGTAACATCGATAGTGTCACCATCAAGAACCTTGTCTATCTTCGTCACTCGGAAATTGTAACAACTCTTCCGTGACGGTGGTATCATCGCTCCCATTTGGCCAAAATTCATCGTACTTAAATATGTAGTAGATTACGATGCATACTCCTACAAGAAGAATAGCAATCATTATATTAACTGAATGTACTACTTCACCCATACAAAGGTCTCATCATAGGCAGACATAAGATTATCTATATTATTTTTTTCTCTAAACTCAGCGACTGCCTCTCTAACCATTGGAGAGAAGTAATCATGTCCAGAAAATAATCCACCCTTCTTAACCTTTGGATACCACACATCAAGATCTTGTACTGCCTGTTCCTTTGTTAGATAAGCATCTAAAAATATAAAATCTAATGATTCATCTTCAATCTTTTCAGCTGCAGAATTACTATCCATTTCTAAGAACCTAATCTTATCTTTAAGTTCTGGTGCAATATGATTCAAACGATGAAAACAATATAGTTTAACAAACTCTATATCCTTTTCATCAAATTGCATAGTAGGTAAATCTTTATTTGTAGTAGATGCATTCATATAATCATCAAATGGTTTATATGCATCAACACCATATAGCGTTTTAATATTTGGACAATTAAAAAGCATGGTCAGAAAAGAGTCTCCTCGTAAAACACCGAGTTCGAGACCTACTAAATCTGTACCATGCAAATTAATTACAGGAACCATAGACCTTATGTCGGCTCCTAATGCACCAGTATAATTATAATAAGGTTCAGCTTTTCTCCCATCTTCTCTGAGATGTTTTGGAAAACCAATTGGATATGAATCTGCTATATCTGTAGCTGCAGCTACATCAACCCAAGCCATAATTTAATAATCTAATTAATGTTATTTAGAAATTTTTAGGATGTGTTACTACATCACCATGTATCTCACCGATATCATCTATGTGAGCATGATCGATTTTATCAATCTCATCTATGTGAGCATGGTCAATAGAAAGATGTAAATCATTACTTTCTAAAAGTTGTGCGATCCTATCCAAAGCATCTGCAATTCTTGCAAGATTCTTTTCCATAATGTTTTTGTATTTGTACTTATTATATCACGCCCATGCTTCGGATGCAAGTCTAACTGACAATCCCAGGGACACTCCCATAACTGTCAGTCTACTCATCCACCACATGATTTCGTGCTTATGCTTGTTTATTCTACTCATGATTAATGCCCCATAGGGATACCAGCTGCCATAAGACTAGACATGGCATTTACTTCTGCGTTGATGCACGAATCAACAAAATGAGGATGCTCCTTTAAAAAGGGAACATCCTCCTGTGCGTCTTTAATTGCTTCATACGAGTCTGTAGCGTACTCGCAGATCTCGTGTCTATGTAGTTCTGTGTCGTGATAACCGACAACGTAGTGGGACATGAACTTTCAACTCCACTGTATATGTTGATACTATTTATTATAGCATATAAGTAGAAATACGCATTAAGTTAGGGTTCACTTATAATGATATGATGCTTTGTTAGTCTTTCCCAATTTACCACTTCTTACCTTAGTACCTGAAGTCTCACCATCTCCTTTAGGGTGTTTACCTGCAGCAGACTTTCCTAAGTTAATTGACTTTCCAGGTTTCTTAGATTGAGTATCGTGCAACCTTGCTGGTTTCTTTTTGTCTTTTGTGATGACTGATTCTTGACCATGCTTTCTGCCAAGACGACGCATTGTTTTACCAAACCTACGTTTTGACATCTTATCAGGTTTGGAAGTTTGGTAAGAGACTTCTCTACCAGTACCTTCCTTTCCGTCATCACTCTTGTACTTGTATTCACCAACACCTTTCTTATACCCTATACCTTTCTTCTTTAGATCTTTCTCAAGACCTTTTCTCTTCTCACGATTCTTTTTCTCATCACCACCACGGTCAGCAGAGATATTACCAGTAACCTTAGTCTTAGACTTGGTTAACATTCTGGTTGTTGGATTGCCCTCAACTATGTTGATAAAATCTTTATAGTACATAACCTTTAATTGTGCTTCTTGTGCTAACTTATTTGCCGTAGCATACATGACTTCCTTGTCACGTTTCCCATATAGTTTCTTAAAGCGATGAGCACTTTTGTTCTTCATCCCTCTAACTATACGTTCTGCTTCTTGATTAACGGCTGGCATCTTAGCCTCCGACTACTTGTACTTCTTCTACTATAACTGCACTAGTTGCTGCAGTAATTTTAACAGCACGTTGAATTTTTGCTTTTCTACCTGATGACCAGGTGTAAGTAGAAGTAGCAGATGAATCAATATCTGTACTCAACATACCTAAACCATTATCAGCAGTTATCTTTTTACCAGCAGTACCAGCAGATAAGAAAGCAGCATTGATAGCAGTATCTGTTCCATCATCAACTACTGCAATATAATCTCCTACAGAAAATGGATGATTACTAGATGTATCTTGAACGTGTTCACCAACATAATAATCGGTAGTTGCATCAGCAGTACCCTTTACGATATTTGCTGTACCTGGCTTACCACCTTTGATAAGAACAAATTCATTTTGTACTAGAGTTATTGCGGGTCCACCATTGAATGAAACTGTGGCAGCACCTGCTGTAGAACCAACTCTATAATATCCTGTTTGTACTGTTTGATATTCAGAAGCACCAGCAGCTACTGAATTAGTACTTAATACATTAAGAACTGTCATTGTCGTGTCTATGTAGATTCACCTTTATTTATATTCTTCAACATCTTTTGGAGATCTGCAGTACTCCCAACAAACATAGCATTAGTAACATTTGTCGGACCTCTCTTTTCTTCCTTATCCAATTCTTTCATCTTACCTTGGAGATCTATTAATTTATCTGTTACATCTCCGACTGCTTTAATTGTTGTTGCAGCAACTTCATAAGCACGAGGATGATCTGAAGCTCGTGCCACATCAAGTATACCATCTACTGCCTCCTGTCCTTTCATTACTAGATTATGTAGTTGAGCACGAGAAATCTCATAGTCCTGTTGTATATCAGGAGCCTCAGATTTCTTTGTGAGTGCTTTAGTTTCCTCTACATGCTTTTCAAGATCTGATGGTTCATCACCAAATGCTTTTGAAAGTCCATCAAAACTCATAATTAAATTGCCTCATCTTGACCACTAATAGGATTACGTTTCTTATTATCTGTGTATTCAGAATACAACTCACCAAATCCAAAGTCATCACTAGAATCTAGTAGTGCTGCATCATCTTCATCTATCTTCAGAATAGCTGAACCGTTTGCATGTCCAACAATCGTTGAACCATTCCATCCTCTGCTGACATGAAGTGTGCTACCAACAACTCTGTTGATATGCATTACCTCAGTTCCAATCTGAATATCATCTCCTTGTGCAAGAGATGATACACTAGCAACGGATATAATTCCATCATTAATGTCCATTGCAGCAGTAAGAGTAGTAAGTCCTACTCCATCCTGATCTGTTAATGCTGTAGGAGTAACAGTATATCTGCGTTCTCTTGGTGCTGTAGTTGTATTGACAGAACTGTAAGTATCTGTAATAGCCTTCTTGATAACCTTGCTGTCTGTAATAGGACCGTATAGATAAGTCTTTGCAGTAAATGTTAGAGTGTATATAATTGCTCTACGTTGTGCGAAATCTCCTTCGTAGTCATCCTCATAATCAATGTTCTGTAAAACTATAGGAACATCTTTTGTTTCTCCTATTGTTGTTTGTAATTTAACTGAGAGATTATAATGAGGTTGAAAGTACGGAAGAATCTGTTCAATGATCTGTAATCCGTCATCTTGATTTTTTGATATAATTGCTAATTCAAACCCAATATTATAAGGAACTGGCATGAAAGCATTCTTATTTTCATTTACGTCCTTTTTAAATTTAATCTTCTGTGTTGGTGATACCTTTCTAGTAGGATCATATCCTACACTATTAATTTCAAATGAAAGTCTAGGTAAAGTTATTTGAACCCTTTTGTTGGTAGGGTCTGGATTTTGATCTAACCTTGCTAAAAATTTCTGCTTTGGACCATATGCCAAAGGCACTTTCATCACTTCATCTGAGCGACGAATTTCAATATTATTAAACAACGTTCCGAAAGCCACAATGGTTTTCCGAAATATTTCATTGTATGCGTAAGTTCCTAACATTAGATTGATACATCAGTTGAGCTTCCGACTGTTCCGAATGGGTTTGCCTCGGAGAAGTCTATAATATCGTTATCAGCAGTCTCAAAGTCATTGTTTTGATCGTACTCGATATTTTTATTATCTATTGTATTATATGTAGCAGTTGTCCAAGATGCACTAGATGTACCCCCTGTAAGTGTTTCTGGTACAGAGAATGTACCAGAACGATTGATAACGATGAGAGTCCTAGAAGCACTATCCCAAGACTTAACCTCAGCCGTAACATTTGATGTTCCTCCAGTAACAGTTTCCCCAACAGTAAAGTCTCCACTTCCACCAGCTACAAGACCAACTGTAATAGCATTAGCAAAATTAGTCTCAATAGCATCAAGATCTGCAAGACCAGTATCAATCTCCTCGTCACTGTACTCGAAGAGCTCACACTGACATTCCCAAACATATCCTTTACCTAACTGATAGAAAGGACGTTCGACTTCTACAAACTTAATTTCAAATAAATGTTTTGTTATAGGGAACCAAATTAAATCCCCTTCGTTGGGTCTTCCTTCGACATTGAGTACAGTCGAGTCATCAACCTTTTCTTTAAATTTTTCACGGGAGAATATAAACGTTGTCTTATCCTCGATGCGGATTCCAAACTTCGTAAGAAGTTCGCCTTGTCCTTCCCATCCTTCAACATTATTGACATAGGCTCGAATCGCTTTGGCACTTTCAAATTTGCCATCAGAGTCCTCTCCGAAGACGTTATCACGGTTGACAATAGTTCTCGGCACGTAGTAAATATCTTGCCCGTAAATTTCAATGCTTTCTACAACTAGGTTTTCCATAAACTTCTGCTCTTGAGCAGAACCATTAATGTTTAATCTAGCAGAATTAGTATAGTCAGACTGTACATAATCCTGTGCTGGTGTATTTGAATATGCCATATTAACCTATTAAATCTATAGGTGGAAGTTCATAACGATCACGGAGTTCTTTCTCCATGTCTTGTTTAAACGTAGATGCATCTTCTAAGATCTGACGACCATTAAGTGTAACTCCACCTAACATTTGTATGCCATCATACTTACTTAAGTTACGACCCCACTGTTGTTGGAAAAGTGCTTCCACATAATCTTTTAACCAGTTATCATTATAAATTCCTGTATTTGTTTCTGGGTCTTGACGCATAGTGCAATCAACCATAATATAATCACCAGTAGTAATATCATCCCAATCAAAATCAAGACTTAACTTACCACCATGTTCATTCCATTTAATTCTACGATTTTGTTGAGAATTAGTTACCCAATCTAAAGTCTCAAGATACTGAGAAGTCATATAATAATGTAATATCTGACCATGAGTCATAGCATAGATATCATTCAAAAAGATCTGATACTTAATATTGAATATGTTACCAGGAACTATACTAGATGCACCAATGTTTGTGTACACATGATTGATACCTAGCATTCCAGGTGGTGTAGAAACATAGTTATTAACACCATACCAAGCAGTAGAACCTTGTTGAGTTTCTGATTTTGCAGCAGTTTTAATTGCATCAGTAACTTCTATCTTCATCCAAGCTTGATAGCTTCCATTATAATGATACTCTTGATAGTAATCAATTGCTTCTTCAACTAAATCATCCAATTGCTCAGTGGCAACGTTGATATCTATCGTAGGATATCCTAACCTGCGAAGAGCATAATCCTTCAATTCAGTTTTAGTTGCTGGTCTTGTAGCTGACATTTATCTTAAGCGAATGATTGGATAGTCAAATTAGTAACATCATTAGCACCAACGGTTTCTCCCTTCTTGAAGAATCCGTCAACATTATCAACGGTAACTGAAGTAGCACCTAGAGCAGTAATAACTCCTGTTGAACCTGAAGTACCACCTGTAACGGTTGCACCCACTTCCATCGTTGCGATGTCAGATAGTGTGAAGGTTGCATTAACAAATACTGCAGCAGTGTTCAATGAAGAACCATTACCGTGGATGGCTGATACTGGAATTGTGCAACTGTTGCCATGTATAGCAGCGACTGAAGTCTGTGCATCATCATTACCACCTACAATACTTATAACTTCGGAGTTTGCATAACCAGAACCATCAGTGTTAACTGTAACAGCAGTAACATTTCCACTTGCATCAGCAGTAACGTTAAGTGTCAATCCAGTTCCTGAACCAGATGATGTTGTTGCAACATTACTGAATGTACCCTCAGTCCATCCAGTACCAGCATTACTAATGGAACCAAGTGTATTAACACCAGTTGCATTTGCGTTAACGATAGTAACTGTTTCAGAAGCAGCATAACCAGTACCATCATCATTAATTGTTACTCCAGTTACAGCACCGTTACCATCAACTGTAATATCTACAGTTGCAGATGTATTGGAACCTGTTGTTGCAATACCACTTCCAGCAGAATAACCTGTACCAGCAGTAGCAATAGAACCAAGAGTCTTAATACCAGTTGCGTTAGCGTTAGTAATAGTCAATGTCTCACCAATAGCATATCCAGAACCAGCATTATTAACAGAAACGTTAATGATTGCTCCACCAGATGCTGTAATGTTAAGTGTAGCACCTGTTCCTGAACCAGATGATGATGTAGCAACACCAGTTGCTGTAGTGTATCCAGTACCACCAGCCAATGTACCCAAGTTAAGAGCAGAAACACCACCTAGATTTGGGTTGGTTAATGTTAGTGTATCAGTTATTAGATAGTCACTACCAGCAGCATTAAGTGCAAGACCTGTAATAGCACCGTTTCCATCAACAGTAGTATTAACAGTTAATCCAGAACCAGTACCACCAGTTGTTGCTACACCAGATGCATTAGAGTATCCTCCAAGACCACTAGCAGTAATAGAACCAATAGTTGTAACAGAACCTGGTGTTGGGTCTCCAGATAGATTCAGTACTAATGTAGTTGAAGTTGCAAGGTTGTTAAGCATTGCACTAAGTTGTTCAAAAGCATTATCAAGTTTTGCTTGTACTCTTGCTTCTGTGTAATAAAGATTTGTACCTTCTGCAAGAGCAGCAGTATTATGATTATTAAGGTTGGTTGCCTGTGTTGCAGAACCAGCAGTACCAGATGTATCTTGGTTACCTGCTGTATTAACACCTGGAAGACTGATTGATGCAGTACCATCAAATGCAACTCCACCAATATTAACTGAAGCAGCTAAGGCAGTAGCAGTAGCAGCATTACCAGATGTATCCTGAGTACCACTAATGTTAACACCAGCAAGATCTATATTTGCTGAACCATCGAATGCAACTCCACCAATATTTTTAGATGCATAGAATTTTGTTGCTGTATCAGCATTACCAATGAATGCTCCACCAAAACTAGGTGCAGTTACTCTTCCGTTAGCAGCATTAAAGAGGAAAGTAGACCTACTCTTAACTCCTAGATTACCAGTTGCATCAGTAGCAAACAGTACGTTGCAAGTTGTATCAGTCTGCTCATCAGAAACTGTAACTGTTGTTGCTATGTCTGCTGTACCTGTAAGGTCTCCAGTAATAGCAGTTATGTTTGCAGCATCTGCATATATTCCTTGCCATCTAACTGAAGTAGTACCTAAGTCATATGTGCTATCAGCAGCAGGATTTAAATCTTTAGCAGTAGAAGTTGCAGCAACTAAGTTACCCGTAACATCTCCCGTGAGTGATGCTGTAATTACATTAGCAGCAAAGTTACCAGAACCGTCACGTAGAACAAGGTTGTTTGATGCGTTAGTGGACGCTGAAGCGACGTTAATCGTTGTATCACCTGATACACCATCTGCGTTGGTAAGAGTGATTCCAGACGATGCTGTCGCCTGTAAGGTACGTTGTGCATATGTACCATTCCCTGTTCTTACAACATAACCAGTACCAGACTGTGCAGCAAGTGCAGATATATCTGTATCATTAAATGTTGTTGTTAGTGTAACAGCAGCAGAACCATCAATGGATACATTACCATCAACTACACCATCAAGTGTTAATACTCTAGCAGTTTTCCAAGCATCAGCAGAAGTTGCGTTACCTAAGAATCCAGCACCAGCACCAGCAGCACTAGCAGCAGTGATTTGATTAGCAGCAAAGTCTCCAGAAGAATCTCTGTTAACAACTGTGGATGCAGTGTTTGCACTTGCAGTTGTCATATTATCTAAACGGTCAACGTTTAGGTTATTAACTTTTGTTGTAGATGTAATAACAAATGGAGCAGTACCATCAGCAATTTGGAAAATACCTTGACCATCAACTGTTAGAGTGCCATCAATATTTGCATTGTTATCTACATCAAGTGAAGTACCAGCACCAGTAAGATTTAAAGAACCAGCTCTTAGAGCACCGTCTGTACCAGCATGTACTTCAGAAGTATTTGTTGCGTCTGTTAAAAATGCGAACTGGTTTGATGAGTTATCAAATCCAAAGAAACCAATCTTAGCAGAACTATCATAGTAACGGAACTCAACACCACGGTCTTTAGCATCATCACTTGCAGGTGCAGTGTCTCCACCAAGAGTTATGATAGGGTCATCTAGAGTTGTTACTGTAGAATTGACAGTAGTAGTTGTACCATTAACAATTAAATTACCACCAACAGTAAGGTCATTATGTAATGTTGCATCACCAGTAGAATTGGTTATCTTAAATGCATTTCTTCCATTGCCTGTATCATAAACTGTAAAGTCTCCACCAATCCAAGTCTTCTTCTGAACAGTTAAACCACCTTGAGATTTAAGAGCAGATGCTGTGGCATTTAATGAAGCTGCATCTTGAGTACTACTAATATTAAGTAAACCAGCAACATCAGCATCACCATTAAAATCACAATTCTGAGTTACTATAAGATCTGCATAACATCTTACATCAGAATTAACAGCAACTTGTTTATTAACAGAAAGACCACCGTCAATTACTACACCAGCAACAGGATTCCAGACACCTGATATATCACATTGAGTAGTATTATCTAAGTTTGCTACTGGGCTAACACTAAATGAAGTACCAACTCCAAGTCCACCTTGACAAGTTGTAAGTCCATATAGGTTTGCATTCTTGTCATTCATATTGACATGGAAGGCAAGGTTTCCACTTGTATCCTTGACTTCAAACATATCATTGGTTATCTCACCTTCAATACTAACTCTACCTAAGATGTTAGTAACAGTACTAGAACCTACAGTACCAAGAGTTAGATTTCTCTTAATGTAAGTATCACCAGTTTGTGTGTCAACAGTAAATCTATCTTCTGTACCAGCAGCATTTTGAATTTTAAAATCTTTATTATCTGCCTTGATGGTAACATCATCTTTTAATGTAGTAGCACCATCAACATTAAGTGTAGTATCAAAATCAACAGCACCCTTATTGTTTAAGTCTCCTTCATTTACTGCATTACCAGTAGCAGAAGCAATAGTAAACTTATCAGTTGTACCAGAACGAACTGCAAAGTTACCATCAACATCTACAGTTCCATTAAATTCTGAGTTATCACCAACTGTTAGAGTTCCTACAATATCTGTATTACCTGTAGCACCTAGAACACTAAACTTAACTGTATCTCCAGAGTTCTTCTTACCTACAAATAAACCTTCTCCAGATCCAGTACCACCAACATGTAGTGAGGTGTTAATACCAGCACCACCATAAACTCTTAAGTTAGAAGTGTTATGATTTGAATAACTTGGAGTGTATGCACCAACAGAACCAGCACGTAGTTTATATCTGACAGATAGGTAGTTCCTTAAACCATAGTTCTCAGTTGCATCTTCTTGCTGGTTAAAGTCACCGTTAAGATACAAGTCACCATTAAACAATACATTCTTATCAAAGTATGCACCACCATCTACTCTTAATGCACCATAGTCACTATTTTGAATTGTATGTGGAGCACCAGATAGAATATCAGGATTGTCTGTAGACTCAAAATGTACTAGGTCAGCAACATTTAATTTACCTGCACTATCTGTATCACCATTATCTGTATCAACTGTAAACTTATCTACTGCAGCAGCAGTTTGAATTTTGAAGTACTTAGCATCTGCTTTAATAGTAGTGGCATCAGATACTGTTAAAGTACCAGCAATAGCAGTGTTACCAGATGCTGCTACAACATTAAACTTGTTAGAATTAATATTAAGGTTATTAGTTATATCAACAACACCATAGAATGATGCATTACCAGTTGTTGATTGTAGTTCTACTCTAGTAGTTCCACTACCATTATTTAATTGAAGTGTCTTAGATGCACCTTGAATAGTAAGGCTGTCATTAAAACGACCTGTACCATGAGTAACAAGGTTTGTATCTATATCTACTGAACCACCAATATTAACATCATCACCTATACCAGCACCACCTGCTATTACTAAGTCTCCAGTAGTATTTGAAGTTGAGTTAGTATTAGTTGTAAGTTTTAAGTTTCCAGCGATGATCCCTGCATCTGTTCCAGAGAATACTTCGGAGGTATTTGTGGCATCGTAGAGGAATGTAAACGTTCCTGAATGTCCTCCAAGATCGTTGGCTGAATCGTCGTAACCAAAGAATCCAACCTTTGCCGAAGCGTCATAATATCTGAATTCAACTCCTCTATCTTTACTGTCATCTGACGCTGGAGCAGTATCACCACCAAGAGTAATAATAGGATCATCCAACGTAGTAACTGTTGAATTAACTGTTGTAGTCGTTCCATCTACTTGTAAATTTCCTCGTATAGTTACTAGTCCAGTAATATCCCTATCATCATTAGGGTCAATTAATATATCACCAGTACCACCCAGATAGTTAGCTTGGAACCTTAAATCTTCTACATGAACTTTACCATTAGCATCATTAGCAGCAATACTAACTTTATCTTCTGCACCAATGATTACATGACTTTCACCAGAACCTAAGTTAGTTGCAAAAATACTTACTGTTCTATTAGATGCAGAATCTTGTGTGGACTGTATGGTTAAATTACCATCACCAGTCTTGTCTATAGTTTGTGCAACCGTCCCATCAAGGGTAATGTCAGGGTCTGAAATGTAAGTTCTTACATTGATATCAACTTCTCCAGCACTACTGTCACCAGTATTATTAGCACCGAATAAAAGATTCCCTGAAGTATCGTTAACTTTAACATAGTTTAAATAATTAAAACCTCTATAACCAGTACTTGCTGTGAGTTCCTGATCTAATTCAAAATTCTCTACAGAATTCCCATCAGCAAAACCAATTTGTCTATTTTGTATTTGAGCATTATCAATACCATTAGCAGCAATAGTAACGTGACCTGCTGCAGATACATCAAAATCTTCTTGTGCAAAAGATGCAAGTCCTTTCTGCTTTGTACTAACAGCAGCTAAGAATCTCCACTGTCCAGCATCACTACCATCTGTGTGAGTTGGTTCTCCTTGTCCAGGTGCAATATCTGATTTTGCTTCATAGAGATTGCCACCAGCAGTAATTTTATCGAAACGGTAATACTGAGTTCCGTTATCAAATGCTGCTACTTCAGTTCCCTCTACTGCTGTAGCAATAGGTATGTCTGCAGCAGCAGTAAATCTACCATAATCATCAACAGTAAATGCTGTAGTATTAACTGTCTGTGAACCAGCTACTGAGGTAAGTGATGCTGTATTATAATCAGCAGGAGTAACAGCAGTTGTTATTAAATCAATTGTTGGGTTTCCACTTATACCACTACCATCTGAAATAGCAATTCTAGTAGCACTACCTTGTAGTGTTCTAGTTGCCATCACATTGGCAGAAGTTCTAGCAATCAATCCAGTTGTAGTAATACCAGCAATTGCAGCAAGGTCTCCGTCATATGGCATAGCAGAAGAACCTTCTACTGTACCGTCTAGACCATATGCAGCAAGAGTTGTTGGATTAGAAGCATTAGAAATTCTACCTTTAGCATCTACAGTTACTTTTGTGTATGTACCAGTAGAAGCAGATGTACCATCATAATGCGGTAAAGTTGTAACTAATTCTAATGATGTTTGGAGATTTAAGTTAGAAGAACCATCAAATACACCAGAACCTTGAACATCATCAGAGAGTTGAATCTGACGTGTTGAAGCAAGTCGTGTAGCAGTAGAAGCATTACCAATTAGAGTTGATGTAATAGTCGCTGCAGCAAAATTACCATCAGCATCCCTTTGAACCAATGTGTTTGCAGTATTTGACGTTGACTCAACAGGACGCTCATATCTCAAAGAGTTCCACGCTGAAACGCCATCACCAATTTTAAATCGACCAGTGTCTAATTCTATCCCTAATTCACCTTGAGCAAGTGTTGGGTTGGAGTTTGCCCATTCCTGAGCACCACCTCTTCTTAACTGTATTCTATTTGCCATTTTATTGGAACAACTCTATAAAACATGCTTCCAAGTTATTTATGTCATTAAAAAGGGGGAACTTAATCCCCCCTTTAATTATTCTTCAGTAGTGAGATTATCCGCTATCTCTTCCTCTGGTCTTGGAGGTACTTCTTGATAATATTGAAGTGCCTCTATAGCACCTTGAAGCTTTAGTGCTACTATTTCATTATCTTTAATTTTCTTTGCCAGCTCTTCATTTTCTCTAACGGTATTATTAAACCGTTCTTGAAACTGTGCCAGCATCGCTTCTTGGGACACCTTTTCTACAGGTGCGGTTGCATCATCTGTCATTTTTGTCTTGGACTAACGTTAGTAAAAGTGATTTGATGTCACTCATCTCTGATTTTAACTCAGAAACTTCATTTTGTAAAGCTATCTGCTCTCCTCTTGCTTTCTGTTCAGCATAATACGTTTTCATATACTTATCATAAGCATGCTTATCAGCAGACTCAATACATCCAGAGGTGGTGTCTTTCCACCATCCATCTTTATCTTTTATAGGTAAATAACCCATTATATAGCAAGAGCAATTGCTCGTAGATCCATTATCTTAGGTACACTAGCTTGGTTTTGAGATACAAACAATATCTTAATTTGATACTGTGTAAAGTCTAATCCGCTAATTTCATATCCATAATCCCTATAAACTTCTTCATCAGTAGTTGCTGGAATTACAGAATCACCACCAGTAGGGAAGAATTCCCATCCTAAAGTCTCTATGTTATCAGTAGAACCTGCAGGTAGCACTCTATATAGAGGCTTGATATGTGTATCTGGTGGTCGGGTAGCACTAAACATTAATTTAATAGCACCAGATGGATTGGTAAGAGTAGCAATCTTAGTGATGTAAACCGCTTCATGCTCATCACCAACTGGTAATAATGCAGAATTAATATTAGTTGGACTATTGATTCTATTAGATGTTAGAATAATAGACATCCTATCTGTATCAATTATAGGTGATACATTTTCCTTTTCACTCTTAAGTGTTAGATCTAATCTAAATGACTTAGAACCTGACAACTCAGCAGATTCATTAATCTGTGAACATATTAATTGTGGAGATAGGAACTCATTATAGTCATTTAATACTACATCAAAAAACTCACCTGTATTTGAGAATGAATTTTGTGATAGTGCTTGTCCATCCCCAATAGATGTTCCACTAATAGTATTAACTGTACCATCTACTGAAGTCTTAGGTAATATAAGTTTTTGAATTTGTGGTGTCAAAACTTCATACTGAATATTTTGAGATGCTTCAATATGATTACCACCAGATTTAATTCCCAATCTAGCAATTGAGTTTGTTGTTAATTCATAAGAATCTAATGATGGTGCTAGAATTGCAGCATGAGTTTTATTCAATTCTGGTAATGGTATACCATCTAAGTTGTAGCAATGTACTCTACTATCATCAGTATGAGTAACAGCAGTAGTTCCATCTACACCTCTTTCATAAGCAGTAATAGTTTTACCATCACCACTAATAGCAGAGTATGAAATAATCTCATCATCTATTTTAATATAACCAACATTTGCTGTTCCAACAGTACCACCATTAATGATAGTATGGAATGCAGTACCATCATTAACTTGAATACTTGTATCAGCAGCAGATATAGATGACGTTAGATATGTTGTAGAAACTTCTGAAGCAATATCAACAAGAGTTACATTATTATCATTATCATGCATTCCATGATTTGAATGGAATACTTTAACCTTTCTCTGAGCACTTGTATATGTTGGAGATGTTGAAGGATATGCATCACTAACAGCACCTGTCTCAATTACATCACCACTATATGATATAGCATTAACTGTTGCAGTTACAGAAGATTCACCACCTGTAATAGTTTCAGTAGATGCAGTAAAGTCAGTAGAAACATACTTAAGTGTAAGTGTATTAGTTCCTGGAGTCCAAGTAACAACTTCTGCAGTAGGAGATGTTGCTGAGTTACCAGTAATTGTCTCACCAACACTGAAGTCACCAGATGCACCAGTTACAGTCATATCAGCAAGTGTCTTAGATGATACCAATCTATTAGAAATAACACCACCAGTATTAGAACCAGCAGACCATGTTCCTGAGATATCATTAATTGTTAAAAGAACACCACCAGCACTAGAAGCAACTGCTTTAATAGTACCTTCAGCTAATGTTGTCTTTTGATAAACACGAGCACCAGCACTGAATGGTAATGTTGTAGAGTTCATAACCAACTGCAATTCAGGTTGGAATGTTTGAATTGCATCAGGTTGTAATATAATCTTACCTCTATTACCTCTATCTAATGGAGCATTATTTAAAGTAACTCTAGAAGCAACTGATGTATTAAATACTGCTCTGTTAACAATGAACTTCATATCTTCATATTGGTCAGCAGTCCATGTTGTTGCGTTCTGTGACTTGAATAGAACACCAGCATAAGGCTGTTCAGATATAGTTCTGTCTCCAGTAATATCCAATTCACCCATTCTAGAAATCCAAACTTTATATGTATTGGAATCAGAGAATAGAACAAAACAATGTTCTTGAGATTGAGGAATATAAACTGGTGCTCTAAATGTAAATCTAGTTGCAACAGCACCTGTCTCAGAGATCTGTACTTGTTCTGGAGTTAATGTTGTATCAGAGAAAGGAAGAATCGTAGTTGTAGGATATCCATTCTCCATAGTTCTAACTTGCATAGAGATAGGAATATTAACATCCTTAGTAGCAAAGTAGATATCAACTGAAGTAATAAATGTACCACCTTCTTCATCAACCAAGAATGATTGTGCTAGTGGATCCCACCAACCAACCTGACGAGTTTCTTCTCTAATAGTTGTAGTAATACTCTGACTTTGAGTTTGAGTATCTTGAGTAACCTCTGCATTTCTAATAGAGAGGATAACTTCTTGAACTGTATTTAAAGAACCAGTTGACCTATACTCTACCTGTGCAGCAGAATCTACAGTTCCTGGAAGTCTAGAATCATTTTCATTAGTAGTAAATCTTAATAATCTTGTACCAGTAGCCCAACGAGGATTAGTATCAATTCCAGCATCAGGTATATAGAATGATGCTCTATACTGTCCTCTTCTGTCTGAAATACATCTACGATCTTTAACAACTGCTCTAGCACCTGAAGCACCTTGAAGTACTTCTCCAACTTGAACATTACCAAAGTATTCACCTACAGCTTGAGCAGCAAGAGACTCTGTGTTGATGTTAATAAAGTTAGTTGTTGATGCATATGATGAAGGAAGTTCCGTATCATCATAAGGATTGTATGTGAAGTAATCGTTAGGTGCAGCAACTTGTAACTTACACCCACTAGTCAAACCAGTTACAGTTTCACCTTCAACAAATGGTGTGGAGTTTGTTCTGGAATCAGTAGTAGAATCCTTAATAACCTCAATAATTTTAGGTGTTAAATAAGCATCAACTCTTTGTCCATCAAAGAATACAAAGAATGATGTTCTAGGCTTCATACGAACAACATTAACATCTACGTTTCTAGAACGAATCCAAGGAATTGCTGTAGATGAAAGAACTGAATCACCAGCACTAACTCTATCAATCCTTGGAACAACTCTTGTTCTAATACCAGATCTAGTTTGATTAGTTACAGATTCAACTCTTGTTGTTTCCATAACTGCACGACCCCAACCACCTGGAAGACGGTTAGGTTGTCCTGAATTCCAACGTCCTGTACTTGTTGTCTGCTCTCCAGTCCAAGTAGTCTGCCAACTACCCCATTGTGTTGGTGCAAAACCATTTTGATCAACATTAAAGCTAGCAGCAGTTGACTCAAAATCACCTTCTAAGTTCTGTACATTCTGTGGTACTCTATTTGTTTCAACCCAGTCATCAGATGCTGGAGTTAAATCAATACGTCCAATATAAGCAAAAACGTTAAATGGGTTTACATTTTCAACTCTTGAAGCATATGGTTGTATAATTAATGGTTCCTCTTCATATGGTAATGTTATAATAGGACCAGTCTTCTGATAGTTCTGAGATAATGAATCATTAACAACTAGAGAAACATTTGTTGTATAGTGAGAAGGACGGCAAAGACCATATGAGAAATCTAATGCTGCAGCCCAATCTTGTGACTTAGTAAGAGACTTAGAATGATCTGTAAAGTCATCTACAATGAATCCATTCTTTAAACGATTCTTACCAGAAGCATCAGTTATCTCAACGTTGAATGTATCAGTCTCTAACATATTAAGAGAAGTATAATACTCAACACTACCAAGGCGTTTTTCAATAGCCCCGATATCTCTCATAGTAAATCTCTTATTATCAGACTTGATAATAGTTACATCATCAGCAGGTTCAAATCCATAAGGCTTGTGTCTTAAGACTGCTAACTGCATACCATCTTGTAAACCTTCTGGTTCAAGTGGAATCTCTGCAGACTTACCTTTAATTATTTGGAATTCACCATTAGGTAGTATATAAATTTTATCAATTCTTCTTAGATACCAATCAATATCACACTTAAAGTTACTATTGATTTTAGGTACATCAAATAACGTAGCAGATGGTGTTCCTGAAGTTGGGAATACTCTTGACTTAAAGTCAAATGTAGAACAATTTACAAATGCTGGAGAAGAAACTGATCCTGTTCCTGTATAAAGATTCTTACAACCTGGACGGAAGTCTAAGTAATCTGCTAAGAACTTCTCTCCATATATTGTTACATCCTTATAATCAGTATTCAAGTAAGACTGTCCACCGAAGTAATCTCCAGTAGCAGAATGACTATAATAATCTAATACGATTTTTAATTTTCTAATAGGAGTTGCAAAACCTTTTCTTCTTACTAACTTAGAAGGTCCATAGAAGAAATCAGTTTGACCATTCTCCAAAACATATCTGTCAGTAATTACCTTTGAACCTTCGATAATAGATCCAACAGCATCATTAATAATACCACTAATAGCAAGGTTATTACTATCAGTACCCTCAACTGTCTCACCAGATACAAAATTACCATCAAGATATATGATAGTTAATTTTAAAGTACTTGTATTAAAGTCAACAACCATCGCTCTTGCTTTGGATGTCTTACCTGTAACTACAGTACCAGTAGCAAAGAAAGTTGGTTCAACTAATGTAATAGATGGTACTATAGGATCGTTTTCGTCTAAAGATTCGTATATTGCATGAATCTTATATCCATCCATCAATCCAAGAGAAAGTTCTCTATCCTCAATTCTTGTACCATAAAGGTTTGAATATGTTAATCCATAATTTAACTTATCTTTATTAGAGATAGTCTTATTAACTTTCATAACAAACATCTGTTGTGCTGCTTTTGTCTTTCTAGCAGTCACGTTCTTAGAAACAGTTGCTGTTACTTTAATAGATGTAATGTTTGTTAGGTTATCAATCTGGATAGTTGTTTTATCAGCAGAAGTAAATGTTGTATATCCTAAAGCACCAGAGTTTGCAGTATCAATTGGAAGTTGATCACCAATAGGATAAGTACCATTAGTACCACCCATTACAGTTAATGTGTAGTTCTCATTAGTAATTGCTTCAAACTGTTCATTCTCTGGAAGAGTGATTGATACAGAATCTGATGCAACAGTCTGAGCATCAAATGTTCTACGACAAACCATTGATTCATCAGAGATACTTTTGATGTATGGCTTAGGCATTTGACTCAATAGAGATGAATCTAAAGTATCAACTAACTTAGACCTATAACGAATTAGAGTTGTATATGTTCCTGCACTAGGATAGTTAGAACCTGGAGGAGTTACATTAACTGTCTGTGCTGAATAATCAAAAATAGTTAAAGTATTACCACTACCTAAAGCTGCTGGTGTTATAAAATCAACAGTAACATATGTTGTTGCAGAGAAGTATATTCTATCTCCTGGTCTTAGGTCAGCAGCAAAGTTTGATTGTAAACCTGTAATCTTTTCAGAACCACCAGTAGCATCATAAGTAAATGTTGCACCCTGAACAATCTTAGCATCATCTAATCTAAGATCTGATGTAAATTCTATTGCTTGAGTACTCTCATCTCTTGCTACAAGTTGTCTTGCATCCGAATATTGATATACATGTGTATTACTAATTACATCTAATACTTCACCATCAAGAAGTAATGATTCACCTTTTTGGAAAGTACCTTCTACTTGATATAACTGGAAATGGCTACTAGTGGTAGCAGATATAATATATCCTTTAGCACCTGATGTCATACCAGTAAGTACTGAACCCTGAGAAACGGATTTAGATGAAGCTATTTGAACTACAGTAATCATCTGTATATCAAATAGATTTAATTTATATCTATCATCCGCATCACCAAACGTACTATTAGGATCTTGAACAAATTCACATGAAGAAACTCTAGCATATCCAATTATATTACCTTGAGCATCACCAGGAGTTGCTGTAAATTCATCATGCAATTCTACAGTCTGATATGCATTACTAATAGTAGAACCAGAAACATTAGGGAATCCATAGAGATTACTAATATGTGAATAGTTACCTAACGTAAATCCTATATTAGTATTCTGTTGTGAATTAGTATCTCTAGGCTTCTCCAAATCAATATAAGTTGGAGCCATAGTTTTGATTCTATAACCCCTAACATATGCAGTTCCTGGACCTATCTCAATAGAATAAAGATTTTCTGCAGCAGTAAATCCACTACTGGTTGTTTCTCCAGCAGTATATACACCGTTATTAAACCCATCATTTAGGTTATCTCTCATAGAGATCTGGAAGTCTTGTACAACATAGTCTCCAGACTCTTCATATGTTCTTAATGCTAATGATTTTTCTAACTCACCAAAAGCAGTACGGTCAACAAGTTTCTCAATCTTATCACCGTTAATACGAAGTAATTCGATGAAGTCTTTATCAGCATCATCTGTAAGTAATTTCTTAATTAAGTTGGTTGTTATTCTGAACCTATGAGCACCAGGAGCAGCATAATTAGATGTGCCTGCAGCGTTATCATTGAGTGATAAGTCATCTTCTGGGGTGACAATTGACTCAAGGATTTCGAGTCCAATTCTATATTTTGGAGAGGTTCCATATTGATCAAGAAGGATATACTGATAGGGTACGTCAACAAAGAATCCTCTGATGAAATAAACACCAGGTTGCACATAAGCAACAGAACCCTTTAAAATTGAAGCAGTAGGTAGAAGTTGTGCGAATGGTGAACCAACCTCAATCAAAGTACTACCAAAGGTAATGTCAGATTCAGTGACTAATTGTTCGTTATTTGAGAAAGTAGTTTGGTTATTTGCTGTACCACCAGACTCAATATACTTCACATATATTGTGATATAACCTTTCTCAGATTCTGTTGCAGATATACTATAAAGTACTTGTGCTTTAACACCAGAGGCTAGACCTGTAATTATCTTACCGTCAAGTTGACTACGATACGCTTCTACGTCAGCACCCAAGAAACTCTCTTGAAGTAATATACAGTCAACTGATTTATCATAACCAATCTGGCCAGGTATGACCATCGCACCATCTTTAAAATTGTACGACCCCATATTCTCAATCTGATTCTGCATAAGAGATTGAGAAGTCGTAAGTTCTCTTGCCTGTATAGGGAAGCCAGGACGGAACAGCACTCGATAAAAGTTTTTACTCTTATCAAAGTCGTCGTAATACGGTGTTACGTTTAAGTTAGTATTTTGTGCCATTCGTTTAGAACTCGATTACGATTTTAATGTCTTCTACTTGGTCGTTTGCACGACTAATTGCTCTCCTATTATCTATGTAAACAACCTGACCGCTATTTGACTTAATCTCTGGTTTTGCATATCCAGAATTAAATCTCATACCCAAATCATATTCAGTATTATTAATAGTTCTAGAAGAAGAGTTTGGAACAGCAGGGAAGTTTACATCTGGTTGCCCAGCTGCACCTGAAGTTGCACCACTTATAACGTTAGATCCATCAAACTCATTCTGTGTACCAGTAACTTCTGGGAAGATACCATCAATTTCATTTTGATAATACTTCAAGACTTTTGTTGTAGCATTCCAGGATATAACCCTTCCACGTGCAGTAACGTTTGTACCACCAACAACTCTAGTTTGAGTGATAATTTCGTCAGGGACATAGTTACCTTGGAATGTTGGATTGAATATAACTGCTTTAGTAGCAGAAACTGTAAGATCTGATATCAACTCAGTTGTACCAAACTTAAGAGGATTGGATATTAATCCAATACGACGGTAGTCATTATCAACTGGGAAGTCACCAGCACCCTCATCATATGAGAGTTTAGCGTTAATCATAACTCGGAATGCACCAAGTTCGATAACAGTGTCGCTACCATGACCACCTGGAGGTGGGATGATTACATCGACTTGACCACCTTGACCAGTACCAATACCAGTAATATTGTCAACAGAAATTTTACCAAAGGTATATCCAGTACCACCACTAGTAACAGTAGCAGAAATAATTTTACCTCCATCGACAACAATAGAGACCCTACCGCCAGTACCATCACCGTTAATAGAAACATTATCGTAAGTACCGTTATTGTAACCTGTACCTGCAGCATTAATAACTACAGTATCAACTTCACCCTCAACAGCATTTGTCTTCACTGCATCATTAGTGAATACAGGCATATAATCGTTCGAGAAGAACTTAAGAACAGATGCAACAGGAATAGTGTACATATACTTCCATCTATAACCATCACCAGTAGTAACAATAGAGGTAGAAGTACCAGTAGGTTCAACCGTAGAAGGTTTTCCGTTAGGATCGCTAGGAGAAGTACCGTTATAGATGCACTTATAAACTTGATACTGAGAATTTACAACGTAAAAGTCAGAATCATATAGTTTAGTAGCACCAGAAGCAGCAGTTTTACTTGGAGAATAGTCATGTCTATACATGTCATAGGTGAAACCTAATCCACCAGTAGTTTGTTCTGGGGAAACCCAGTCAATTCTACGAGAGACTTGAACAGTATCAGAAGCGAGGACTCTCTTCAACGATATCATGTCATCGTAAGAACCCGAAAATTCGGAAAATGAATCAACTGCCTGTGGAGGCGAGTTTTCATTATCCCACGATTGTGGTCTACCTATAAAAAGGTATACACGATCTCGTGTAGCACCTGCATCCGTATCGGATTGCGTTGGGTCTGGACCTTCGAGAGCCTTAATAAATTTTAATGCTGAAAAAATCCTAAATTGATCAGTTAATAGAGCTGCCATTTCCTAGTGACTATTGTCCTCTTGTTTATTTATGTCTATTTGGAACGAACTATAGTTGAATACTCAATTCGTTGAATTCTATATCTCGCTCCACTATTACCAACTGCATCTTCACCACCTAATATTGCTTGAGCAGCCGCTCCAGTTCCAGTGGTATCACCAGCAGCAGGAGTGAATGTTACTGTAGGATGAAGAGCATAAAACCCATCAACACTTTGTACTATTCCAAATCCACCACTAGTAAGAGTAATATCTTTTACTTGGTCACCAGCAGTTGTCATATTAATAGTACCTGTTGCTGTTATATCTCCAATATCTTCAACAACTAATGTTGGTGGTGCAGTATAGTTAGTTCCTGGATTCTGCAATACAAAATCTACTACAGTTGTATTGTATGAAAATTCATATAAGTAACCATTCACACCCTTATTAACATCACCAGTATTATATGGAGTTATATCTTTAAGTTGTAAAATACTATTTACAGGATCCCAAGAAACTACTGTTCCTCTTACACCTGAAACAGAACCAGTTACAATTTCATTAACACCAAATGACAAATTATTTGAAACACTAGGATCTAAGAACAAATTGACAAGTGCCTCATGTTCTACACCATCAGTCAATGTTCCAGCAGCACTAATGGTTGCGTATTTAAACGGAATAGCAGCATCTTTAATCTGGTCACCAACTTGGAATAGAGTTGTGTTTTGTCCACCAAGAGTTTCTTCAATACCATATAATGAGAAATACATACCACCATCAAGACTAATTTGATTTTCAAAAGTTGTGCCAGTATTAACAAGATCTATAATTCCATCTCCAGCACCATCCAATTCATCATCATCTTCAAACTTCTTATCTATCATAAGACCAATAGGAACTGTTAATGTAACAATACCTGGTCCTCCAAGGTCATCTAACAGAACATGAGGGTTAAATCCACCAGGAGCACTATTAGCAACACCAGCATCAAACTGAACAATAGCATCTTCAGTTGATGGTCTACCACCATCAATAAATGCTAATTCATCTACTTCAAATGTAACTAGAAGTTCTCTCGTAAATTTATTAAAGTCATAAACTTTAGCAACCTTATTACTAGCATTCTCAACTTTTCTAATAACTCTGTCACCTACATTAAATTCATATGCTGATGAACCATCAGGATTATTCTGTCCAATATCAAGAATAACTCTTTGGTCATAGTTAAAGTTTACACCTCTGGTTAGTCCTGAGAATTTACCAGGAGCTTTATTTGTATATGCTATTGTTTCCTTATTAAGGATAACAGTACCAGAACCAGGATATGCGTCTGTAGAATCAACATATATTGTTGTATCTGATGGATCAACATCTTTAACAAGACCTGTAAGATAATTAGCACCTGAGTTGTATGCCTGTCTTGCTCTAGTCTTACGTTTAAGGTTAACAAGTTTAGTGAATATAACTGATGGTGGATTAATATATCCATTACCAGGGTCTGTAACTACTATTTCACTAATAGAACCTTGAGCAATTCTTGCTTCTGCTTTTGCTCCTATACCTCCACCACCAGTAATTAAAATATAAGGAGGTTCTTCATAGTATTCACCAGCATCAACTATAGAAATATTTTTAATTTGTCCTAATGTGTCAACAGCTGCAGCACCTTCAGCACCTTGTCCACCACCACCTTCAAATATAAGAGTTGGTGGAGATGAATACTCTCTACCACCATTCATTAAAGAAAGACCAGTAACTGTTTGTACTATAGGACTACCAGTACCACCACTACCTTCTCCACCTAAAATTCTTGCTGTAGCAGGACCAAAATAATTATCTCCCATTTTGGTCATCTTAATATAATCAATCTGGCCAGGATTTGCAGCACTTAAAACAATTTCACCTTCTGCCCCACCTGGAAAAATGTCTGCTGCCTGTGGAAGAGTGTCTCCTTCAAATATTGCTTTCCCATAAAATCTAGAACCAATAACATATGGGTATACAGGATTACCTGAACTATCCTCTGTCATAAAGTAAGCATATGTTCCATTTGGATACTCTGGAGTTACAGCAAACCTACCATTATACTCATCAAGAGTACCTTGATTATCCCAAATATTATCTTCAACTAGATCACCCATCACATAACCATCTTGAACAGTTCTTACCCCTATTCCAGCAGATGTATAAGCAAAGAAATATAATGCTAATGGTGCATCTACAGGAACTAGAAATCTTATCTCTCTAGAAGAAGCCGCATTAAATCCAGAATTATATGCAGCATACGTTACTTCAGATCCTTCTAACCAATAACTAATACCAACTCCATTATACAAATATGATGAATCTTGAGGAGTAGATGATACATGCCATCCATCTTCTGTTGTAGATAGTAACATCTGATTGTTATACAACGATGCATCATTCTGTTGGAAGATATATGTATTACCTCTTAAAAGATTTAAGAATGAAACCTGACTGCCATCAAAATTGTAAGTACCATTAGCAAGAGTTACTGCATAAGTTACCGTTGTTGGTGTAGTAATTTGTGGTCTTGCACCTGCTATTTCAGCACCTGTTTTTAATCTATAACCACTAGTTTCTCTTGCAGCTGAACCACTACTATTATATCCATAAGGACCATAAATTGGATAACCATCATAAGACATACCTAAGATCTTAGAGTGTCCATCAGCATGTCTACTGTAATCTGGTGAAGCACCACCAGAATAATAATCAGTAATATAATAATCATTAGTTGGTGTATGTGCTTCAACTGTAGGGTCTAAGATCATATAACCTTCATGACCTTCATGACCAGACATATATCTGTGATTCTTACAATAGTAGTAAATACGATTAGTCTCATCCTCATTCATTATAAACAGAGGTTGTAACTCATTCTCATAATCTGTAGATGGTGCTGCACTTGCACCTGTACTATTATAATAAAGTGACCCACCATTCAATAAACCATCCTGTGTAGTACTGAACTGCATAGGATGACCATCTGTATGATGTTCTCCAGGAGAATTAGTAGGATCAGATTGATTCCATTTAATTAAATAATTTCTTTGAACTTTAATATCTTCAGGAGAAAGATAATATTGACCTGGAACAAATGGACCAAACTCAGCAGCATCCGTTCCAAAATCAATATAAAAAATACCATTAGGGAAATATGTTACTGGTTCTGCAATTCTAAAACTAAAACCAGTAGAACCTAAAAGTACATCATCCTCAGTAAATGTATTTTTAAGATCTCTTAGATATACATGTGTAATTACTCCTAGATTATTCTTTACAATCTTTGCAATTTCTCCTCTACCATTACCTCCAATTTCATCTACTGTTCTACCAACTTCAACAACACCTAAAGTTTGATCAACATTTTCAACTTGCAACATTACATTATCAAATTCTACCTTAATATTCCAAGTAAATTGTTGTTGCTTACCCCACTCAAAAACACCATTTTTAGAAGCGAATTCGCCAATAGTTTTACTAGACTGATAATAATAAACTGCATTATCAACTACAGTATGATGCACACTACTATTTTTAATATGAGTATGCTTTACAGCATCTATTGTAAATCCTGGAGGTGGACTTCCATCTGGACCCCATTCTGGTGTATGAAGTAATCCACCGTTCGCTAATATACCAGTAACTTTATCTAATTGTTCTTCTCTAATACTAGGGTCTGGTACATCTTTACCACCCCTGAATATAAATTCTTGATTAAATGGTCTATCTACTAAGTAACTTTGACCACCTGGTTCTCTTTCTTGATCTATAATAGAAGGCTTAGGACTATTATCAGAAGTAATAGTAATCCTATCCGAGTTGGCACTAAATGTTCCTACAGTTGGAGAGTTTGGATGAGTCTGCCATATCTTATTAATATCAAATGAACTAACAACATTAGGAGTATCCTGAGATGGAATTATTTGTAATCTTAAAGGATCGTATCCTTTACCTCTTTCTAAGACTCTAACGTGTATTATCTTACCAGATTCTTCATCAATAATAGGATACAGTAATGCTGCCTGGTCAGGTGTACCACAACCAGTAATAGTTAAACGTGGAGGATCCTCTTGAGAATATGAATCCCCTCCTTCAACTACTCTTACCGCACGAACTCCAAAAACTTCATCAAATATAGGTTCAATTACAGCACCACTTCCAGGAACAGTTCTTGCCATATTTTATTAACCGATTACGTTGATTACGCCATTCATAGCAGCGTGTAATGTACACTGATAATAAAGAATAGCTGGGGCATCCATAGGAACAGTCCAATAAAGAACAGCAGTTCCACTACCAGTTTGACCAGCAGTATATGGGTTACCACTCAAACCTTGACTACTCTGTATTCTAAATGGGTGTGCAGATGCTTGAACAGTATTATCAAAAGCATATGTCATACCCTTCATAACAGAAAGAGTTGCATCAGCAGTTGCAGATGAAAATCCAGGTCCAGCAAATGTATAGTCAGATGAACCAGAAGCATTTACTTCCCACCAAGTAATAGGACTGCGTGTAACAACCCAATTAGTACCATTATAAAATAATGAATCTCCTTGCACTAAACCACCAACATCAGTATCTGTTAAAGCAGCAAATGTGGTAGTAAGAGTTCCAGAAAAATCTACTGTTAAAGTATCACCAACAACTGTTGTTGTTATATTAGTTCCACCAGCAACTGTTAATGTATCAACTTGACTATTAGCAGTTGTAGACCCAGTATCACCAGCAACAGTAGCAAATAAGTTTACAGAACTAACTCCAGCAGCATCATCACCTGGTTTCCATTTAGCAGCAGTTGAATCCCATTTAAGAACTTGATTATTTGTAGGAGCAACAGTAGTTGTATCAATATCTGCTAATAAATCAACACTAGAATACTCAGTAATAAGTTTTGCTCTTACATCACCAACACCACCTGTAGTAATATTAATGTTAACATATGGATTATCATCACCATCTACAGTAAAGAAAAATCCACCATAAGCTGCAGCAGAAGGTGCATTACCCAATGCTGGAAATTCATTTTTGTAACCTATTCTCGTGGGGAAGTCAAAATCTCCAGTCGCACCATCAAAAGTAGCAGTAACACCGCCAGCAGAGATAGTAACATCTCCTGTCCCATTGGGAGCGAGAGAAATGTTTCCATTACTTGAGGATATGATAGAATTTCCATTTACATCCAGTCCTGATGTTAAAGTTGTAAGATCTGACGGTAAGAAATTACTACCATTATAGCGGAGAACTTGACCAACAGCAGGGTTTATGACACTAAGTTGTATATTAGTACCATTACCAATTGCGGAATATATCTCATTGAAATTGTCGTTAATCTTGTCGCCTCCACCACGCAGGGTATCCCCTGTGTTATCATTAGCTACCGTACCAAGATTTAGTGATTGTTTGGCCATTACTCGCTACATTTTTTAGTTATTTATGGTGTTTCAGGGTCTACTAACTCTTCACCATATTGTGAAAGGTCAGGAGCAGTCCAATCATCAGGAACTGATGTCTCAACCTCAATATTAGGATTTTGATATCCAGTACCTTGGTTATTAATAACAACTCCACCGACACCAACTAGTGCGTTAATATCTCCTTCAAAACCAGATATAGAGTCAACTCTAACATTTGGTCTGCTTGTGTATCCAGATCCACCTGAAGTAACCTGTACACTATTAATAAATCCTGAAGTTAAATTTGCCTGTGCTTGTGCGTTCTGTCCGAACACAGAACCAAGATAGTCAAATGTAATTAGAGAGTTTGAAGACTCAATAACAGCAACCTCTCTGTCTGATGTCTCACCTTGGATGTCAATAAAGTCACCAGGTTCGATAGGTGGAATAACTTCAGCAGCATCAACGTCTGCCTCAGAACCAACGTAGGAGAATCCAACAAATGTAGAACCTACACGAGGAATCTCAGAGAAAATGATACGTGAACCAACCAATTCAAAACCAACGCCTGGTTCCTGAATAACACCGTTAAGTGAAACGATGATATTATTCTCAGGTCTGATAGTTGTGGACTGAACACCATCCGTAAGCGTTAGTGAGTAGAATACATCATTACGCTTGAGGTTGAATGACTGACGTAAGGAGTCAAACTCGAATGAGATATCATCCAACTGTCTCAACTTACCTACGTAGAATCCTGTAAATGATGCTCCTAAATCTGGTGGTTCTGTGAACTGAATAGAATCAGAGAACGCTGTATAAGCAGAAGACGCACCAGGTGGTTGAAGAATACCATTAACAAATATAAGAAGATGTCCAGCTGGATCTGGTAGGTACTGAGTACCATTACCAGTAGAGAGTTTGAATGTAGTTTGAACTCCATCAAATCCCTTAAATGCTCTCTTAACACGTGCGAGAAGTGGAACTTTATTTACCACGATTGCCTTATAATCATCAGCACTGATAATTGCATCCTTAGTAACAAATGTTCCTTTGATATTACTTAGATAAACTCTCTTAAGAGTACCGCTATCACGTATATCCTGAATTAAAGCTGAACCAGCACCAGGTGTGACAACCCTTGTAGTTACAGATGCGTAACCAACTGGGAAGTTATTTCCAACTCCATAATCACCTACGAGATCTCCATTTGTAAGAGGTGTTCCTTGGAAATCAGCAACATATAAGAAGTTGTTATCTAGATCAACTTCAGAAATTATTGCATAATTATCAAAGTCCTGTATACCACCAACAACCTTATAAAGTCTACTACCAACAGTAAATTCATTCAATCCACTAATGACTGTAATACCCAAGCGTGTATATCCAGCAGATGCGATTCTATCACCAACTGATATATCAAAACCATCAAACTTATTAACTTCAATATATTGTCTAGAAACTTCAGGATAAACAACAGAAGTTGTTTCAAATGAACCTAATAGAGTTTCAGTATCAACTGTTAAAGTACCACCTGTATTATCAAGTACAGCAGCTTCTGTACGTATAAATTCGGTTGGAGTAGCAGTTGCACCACTAGTGTATGCCTTAAATGGAACCGATGCCTCAAATGTACCCTTAAGGTCTATAATTTGAAGACGATCTGTAATTACACTAATCTGTCCTGTTGGTGGTAATTGTGCTCTATCAGATTCAACTATATCAAGAGCTGCAAATGTACCAGCACTCATTATCACATCTACGTATCTGTAGTTCTCATCTTCCCATAATCCATGAACAGTTCCATTTACAGCATTATCAGATACCTTTCTAATAGTTTCACCTATCCAGAATGGTCCATCTGTTATCTCAGCATCAAATCGTAATCTCTGATAGATGTTAACAATCTCACCTTCATTAACAGTCATAGTTTCTAATTCTGCATATGCACCACTATTAAATCCATACAAGTAATCAGAATCATTTAATCCACCACCTAAACCAATTGGTACTTCTCTAGTTCCATATGTGTAGGTAGGCATACTAATACCATTGTTAACAGTGATATTAGTGTAGAATGTATCTAAACCTAGTTGTCCTTTTAGAATATCTAAGTTACTTCTGATACATCTAGTTACTGACTTATCGTTATAGTATGCAGAAGAGTTAGCATCAAAGTACTTAATATAACTTGCAGCAGGTGAAGGTGATGTGAGTGTATCACTTATTGCCTGACTTGCATAAGTTTCTAAAGCACTTAAAGCATAGGTCTTAACATTGTACTCAGTATCTGCGTAGAATATTTCACCAAGTTGAGAAGTGTATGGGTCAATAGTACCAACAGATAATTTAGCACCCCACATAAACATACCACTTGCACCATCACCCAAGTATGATAAAGAATTAGTAGTATCATACATTAAGAATTGAGCACGTAATTCACTAAATCCAAAGGATATAGTTGTTGTAATATATGCTCTATACCATCCATTACCATAAGGTACTGAACCATATGCATCACCACTTATACCACCTTGAGGTTGGAATAATGTTCCAGCAGTTCCTGTAGCAAGATCTAAGTCAAAGAATACATCTTGCTGACCAACTGTACCAGCATCCATAACAAGACCGAATCTAACTTTATTAAATTCATCTCCTTTAAAGAATACTGAGAATGTATATTGCTGATTATCATCATCAGTAGCTGCTCCACCTTCGTCAAAACTATTGTTAGTATCATCAAACTTAATAGTTCCATCATCCCACGTATCATAAGATGTTAAACTATAGTTTCTACTAGTATAGTGATAACCATTACTCTGATAAGCAATTAATTTTTCTGCAGTTTGTGTACCATCTGGTGCTTGTGCAAAATCATCACTAATAACAATATAACCAGGAAGCCAATTAAATCTTATTTGCTCTGGATTTGAGAATAAGTTAGGTGCAGATACCTGACCTTGGATATTAGATTGTATATTCTTAGCAAAAGCAATAGTTCTAACATTTGCTGGTTTGTTAAACCAAGTATATGGATAACCAACTCCACCCACTTTAACATTTGCTACAACACCAGAACGTGTTCCTTCTAGTCTATCGTTTGCTTCCCAAGGAGAACCATACCATTTTCCAACAACTAAGAAACTACCTTCACTCTTATATTCAAGAACTACAGCAGATCCACCACCAGCTCTTTGACTGAATATCATCTCACCAACTTCAAAAGCACCAGTAACATTTTCAATTTCAATATTATGTGCTACTACTGTATCAGTAATATCAGTTGTAATTAAATCATGTACTAAATTAGTAACAATGGTATTGAGCCAATCATCATACAACCAAACAGAAGAACCGAACTGCTGTGCTACAAGAGTTGTAATCTCTTCTTTATAGTAACTCTGGTTATAAAGTAAGTTCTTAGCAGCACCTCTCATTGCCAACTTACCAGGAGCAAGTATATTAAGAGCAATATCAACCAATTCTTTAAACCTAGTAACAACTGGGCTCATATCAACTGGTGTTAATCCATCTCTATATGCTTCTATAGTAGTATAGTTAAAGTTATATGCTGGAGGAACCTCATTAGAATCTTTAGTGTACAACCTATTAAGAATTGCATGCTCACCTAACCACTTCATCTGCTCAATAGCATATGTTGTTGCTAATAACTCATCTTCGATGAAGTTAATTTGCATTGTAGTGGATAGATAATTTTCCATTGCAGCAATAGTGCTATTATTTCCACCTGTTTGTAAGTCAGAAATAATACCCAACATAATAAGAGATAGGTCACGTTGACATGTTTGAACACCACCTGGTTCTGGATATAAGAATGCATTGTAGTAAGGACCACCTTCTGCTAATTGGAATTGGAATTCATTACTTACTAATGTTGTTATTTCATCAGCAATTGATTTTCTATTAAAGTATAATCTATCAGCAGATATTGCAAAGTCATTATTTGTAGGAGCAATGATATCATTAGCAGTTTCAACTAAACTATCAATTGCTTCCTTAACATCAGCACAATCACCAGGAGAGACTATTCCAGCAGCAACTGCACTTACAAATGTATGTGCTTGAACATTAGTTGTAGCACCAACATTAAGTGTAATTGTTGTTGCATCAGCAGCAAGGATTTCCAAATTGCTACCAGACGCAGGGTCAGTTGATCTTGGATATGCAGCCTGAGATGATGTAACTGCACTAACGTTAACTGTAATTGTTGTACCAGTTACAGCACTAATTGCTAGAACACCATTATTCATATCTGACGTATTAGTAGACGCAGGGTCAGTAGGACGTGGATATGGATGATTAGAAGAATGATTATCAGCATCACAAGTAAATGTAATTCCAAAATCAGCAATACTAATTGTATTACTTGTAGTCAAACTATGTGATCCAATTTCTAATTCTAAATTACCATTTGAAGGATTATATGTTGTTCCTGTTGCTGCAGTAAATGGTCCACCAGAGTCTGCAGTAATGGCATCAGTAACACCACTTACAAAAGTATGAGTTCCTGTACCACCAGCACAACTGAATGTTAAAGAAGCATTTGCGACATTAACATATCTTCCAACTTCAAGACTATGAGTTCCGATAGTTGCAACAAGAATACCAGTTGCAGGATCATAAGTTGCTGATGAAGCTGTAAATGTAGATGATGTTGATTGTGTAATACCCCAATCACCAACTATAATTTTATCAGTATTATCATAAGTTAAATTACCAGTTATCGCTTGCTTCATGTAATGTGCAAGACGTAAATGTGCATATGCAGATTGGAATAACTGTAAGCGAATATGTAAGATTACATCATTAGCACCAAGATATCTCCTAGCAACGTTAACTGTATTAAAGTTACCACCTTGTCTAAGGTCTTTAATAAATTCGGTAAGAATTAATGCTAAGTCAGTCTTACACTGTAAAGTACCATTTCCACTACCATCAGCATTTCTAGGCATATCCAGAACAAGATCTGGATATAAAGTCAACATATCATAAGATGCTTTATCTACAATAGGACCAGCATTTGCTTCTACTAGATCTGCAGCATCTTGGAATCTATACTTACCATTACTACCAATTTGATTTGCATATATTATATCATCAGTAGAATTGTGTAATGAAACTGGGAATGTTTCTTCCAAATATGCATATACACGTCCACCAAGGAATTCATTATTTGGATCTGAAGATAATTTTGATACAGAACCAAGATGATCTATAGGTGATGGATTATTAGCATCTTCTAAAGTATCAGTAACTATATCAATTAAGTTTTCTACAGTTGCTTGAACATCTACACAATCACCTACACTATAATCCATAACAGTAACACAATTAGTTTCTGCAGAAACAAAAGAATGCTTAGTTAAGAGCTTCTTAACTGCACCAGGGTCAGCACTTGAGAATGTGTGAGCACTTGCTGGTTGATAAGAAACATTATTGCTACTTGCATTACCAGTAAATGTATGTGCATAATCACCACCAGTTACAACTGCTGCTCTCTTAATACAGTTAGTTGCATATGTTTTACCAGCTACGAATGTATGTGTAGTAACGTTAGTAGAAGGTGATATATCTAAAACTTGAACTTGGAAGGTATATGATGTCAATCCTGTAGATAGAACCTTCAACCACTTACCACTTGCAGGGTCAGTTGCTCTTGGATATCTGTGCTCAGTAGCATTACCGTCCTTAGTACATGTAAATGTTAATGAATTATCATCAAACTTAATATACTCACCTGCATCCATATTATGAACAACATTAGTTGTAACAGTCATTATTCCTGTCCAACCACTATATGTTATTCCAGTTGGTGTGTACTTATCATATACTGTATAGAAAGCATGTTCTGTGGTATTACTAATAGCACCATTAGATATATTAACAGTAACAGAAGTTGAAGTTGTGGCAGTAATAGGATGAGATTTATTATAACCCCAGTCACTTGTACGAGGATAGTAGTGAATAGTATTACCACCATCTTGAGCACAAATAAATCCAAATGATTGTTTAGCAATTTTAATACCATCACCAACCTCAAGTTCATGAGCACCAATATCAATGGTCAACATTCCAGTAGTAGGATCATATGCTGTTGTTGAACCAGCTGCTAATGAAGGATTGTATCCTTTGATAGGAGACTTACCAACATTAACCTTAATCATACCATTCTGTGCTCTAACACCATTAGTTGCAGCACTTAAGAAAGCATGAGTAGAAGTATCTGAAGATATTCCTACATTAACATCAAATGTATCATTAGTCTTATTTGAAATAGCTAACCATCTTCCACTTGAAGGGTCAGTTGCTCTTGGATACTTATGGTCCGATGTATATCCATCTAGGTTACATCTAAAAGTTAATGACTCATCAACAAGTTGGATGTAATCTCCATTATTAAGTCCATGAGCAGTCAATGTAATTGTCATTACACCTGTTGAAGGAACAAATGCAGCGTTACTAGCAGTACCTGAACTATAATATACGTCAGTTACAGGAATTGATTTCTCAGCACCATAAGGATCTGTTGCACGTGGATATGTCTTAGTGGCAGTATTGCCATCCATATCACAAGTGAACTGTAAAGTATTATTCTGTATAACAATACTAGAACCTTTACGCATTCCATGTTGACCAATCGTTAAAGTCATATCACCTGTTGATGCATCGTAAGTAGCAGCAGATGGTGTAAATGTCTGATTAGTTCCAGGTGTACCTACATTAACTGTTATTGAAGTAGCATCTGTAGCAATAACTGGCAATTCTTTACCAGAAGTACGAACATCATGTCCAGGTCTAGGATAAGATTTAATGGACTGGTTATTGTCCATTGTACATGTAAATCTAATTGACTCATCTTCAATGATTACGAAATCATCAGTTGTAATATCATGAGCAAGAAGGTTTATCTGTAAATTACCATTACTTGTATCGTATGTTGCAGTATCTGGATTGTATGGTTTATAATTTTTATTGAATGAAGTAGGACCAACATTAACAGTAAATGAGTTTGTATCAAACTTAGTAATTGGTAATACTTGCTTAGATGAAGGATCTGTAGTACGTGGATACGTATGATTTGAAGCTCTATCATCATATTCACATGTCATGGTCAATCCATGATCATCAATAGCAATTGCTCTACCTTTCTTCTTAAAGCATCCACCCTTAGCACCTGTAAGAGTATGTGTATAAGCACCACCAGTTCTAATTACAGCACGAGTTAATCCATTTGTTACAGCAGATTGGAATTGGTGAGTGGTAGTATTAGAAGAAGTACCGACATTAACAACAAAGGTATCTTTAGTAACACTAGATACTTCCAAATATGTGTCGCTAGCTGGGTCAGAAGAACGTGGATATGTATGATCAGTCTGATAGTTATCTTGTAAACAACGGAATGTTATTGAACCATCGTCAAATTTAACCATGTCTCCATTTTCAAATCCATGATTAGGAACTGTTACAGTCATTAAACCAGTTCCAGGAGTAAATGCAGCAGTAGTTATAGTGAACTTCTCACCACCAGTAACAAATTCATGTGTATAATCACCACCAACAGTAAATGCTTTATCTACTGTTAGTCCACCCTTCCAAACGTGAGTATATTGTCCACCACACTTAATAGCATCTGCACTAGCAGATTGGAATACGTGAGTTGAAGTATTTGAAGATATACCAACATCAACTGTAATTACACCAGTTGGTCTCTGCATACTGTTTGCAACAAAGTTTACAAAGGTATGAGTTGATGTATCACTAGACTTACCAATAAAGACATCAAATGTATTTGTCAGAACATTATCTAATGGTAACCACTCAAAGTAAGATGGGTCTGTACGTCTTGGATATGAATGGTTTGTAGCATCATCGTCTTTAGCACAAGTGAATGTTACTGCATTTTCGTCTAATCTAACCTTATCATTTGCCTTAATTAACCCATTAGCAACTGCTGATACCCATACGTGAGTTGTATTATTAGAAATAGGTTGATCACCAAATGCACTTCCAACAGTCATACTGAAATCGTTAGCACTTGTGCGAAGAATTGGGAAGAATCTTCCACTAGCAAAATCACTAGGTCTTGGATATGAATGGTTGGTAGAATTACCATCTTCAGCACAAGTAAAGACTAAAGAGTTATTAGCAATCTTAACCATGTCACCAGTTACAAATCCATGATTAGCAGATGTTACAAATAGTTCACCTGTTGCTGGATTAAATGATGTACCACTTTCTGCAGTCTTTGTAGTTGGAGCAGTTAATCCATGACCATCCATAGTTATGGTCATCATACCTGTAGTTGGATTATATGCTGCATCAGTTGGAGTATGAGTTGTAGTCTTAACATCCTGAACATAAGTTGCAGTATTGTATGCATAGTCAGCACCACCAGGAGCATTAGAACCAGATGCACGAGGATATGTCTTATCTGTTGTCTGACCATCAAGATCGCAACGGAATGTTAATGAATCTTGCTCGATGTATACAGAATCACCAGCTCTTGTAATACCATTTTGAACACAACTTACAAATGTGTGAGTATAATCACCACCAGTAATTACAGCACCTGATAAAGATGAATGATAGTTATGAGTACCAGCATGACTAATTGCCGTATCTGGTGCTTCGTTAACGTTTACCGTAATGGTTGTTGCATCCTTAGCAGTAATATTCAATGAAGTATTGTATGCATAGTCTTGATTATCACTTGTATTAGCACCATATGATCTTGGATATGACTTCTGAGTAGAGAATCCATCTCCACCATAATCACAAACAAATGTGATTGAATTATCTTTTAATCTTATACTAGTTCCAACTGAAAGACTATGTGTACCAATGGTAAGTACTAAGTCTCCAGATACAGGATCGTAGCTAGCATTAGAAACATCAAAGTCTAATTGTGGTGAAGTTCCTACGTTAACATCAAATGTATTATCAGTAACGTTAGAAATTAGCATCCACTCCCCAGACTTAGGGTCAGTAGATCTTGGATAAGTATGCTCACTACCGTGTTGGTCTAATGAACATGTTAATGATATTGCATTATCAGCAACCTTAACCTTATCCCCTATCATGAATCCATGATTAGGAATTGTAAGTGTCATTACACCAGTTGATGCAATGTAATTTACATCAGTTGCTGTATGAGTGGTAGAATCCTTAATCCAATGATTACCAATAGTCAAGTCCATAATACCTGTCTCAGGTACATAGACAGCAGCAGAAGGTGTATATGCTGAGAACTTACTCTTACCAACATTAACAGTAAAGGCATTATTATTCTGCCTAATACCGTCAGCTAATCCAGAAACGAAGCTGTGTGTATAAGCACCAAATATAGTTCTACCAACAAATACATCAAATGTAGTGTTAGTTGAAGCTTCTACAACACTCCATCCTCTTCTAAACACTGGGTCAGTCTTACGAGGATATGCATGGTTTGTAGCATTACCATCTTTAGTACAACTAAAGGTAATAGCACCTTCTTCAAATCTAACTAACTCACCAGCAACTTTCATGCAAGGGTTAGTAGTTACACCAACACATGTATGCTCACTAAGGTCTTGAGACTTACCAATAAACAAATCAAATGTATTATCAGTTCTATTCTGTGCAGGTAACCATTCATCTCTTGCAGGGTCACCTGAGCGTGGGTAGAAGTGGTCTGTTGTCTCATCATCCAATCCACAACGGAATATAAATGCACCATCATTAAGTCTAACAAGGTTACCATTGTATACCTGATGACCAGATGATGTAATAGTTAACATTCCAGTAGCAGGGTCATAAGCAGCACCAGTACAATTTCTAGTACTTGGTGGGCTTAATAATGCACCGCAAGTAACAGTCATCATACCTGTTAATGGGTTGTATGATGCATCAGTTGCAGTCCTATTAATTTCAGAAATATTAGTAACTTCAACAGCAGTACCACGAGCAGGGTCAGTTAATCTTGGATATGCATGATCGGTTGCTTGACCGTCCATATTACATGCAAAGAGGAATGCCCCATCTCTAAGTCTAATGCTATCACCAACCATTAAATTCATATTTCCACCTAATCCAGGAGAACCAGGAGCAGAAGTGGTAATTACTAATGCACCAGTTACAGGAGTATAGTTTGCACTAGAAACATCGTATGCAATATTATGTGTCTTACCAACATCTAAAGTAATTGTATTATCCTTATGAATAATACCATTAGGATCTGCAGACTTAAATGTATGTAATGAAAGGTCAGTAGATATACCAACATTTACATCAAATGTATTAGTAGTTACATTAACAATCTTATGTAACCTACCGCTAGTTGGGTCTGTAGAACGTGGATATCTATGTTGAGTTATGTTGTTGTCCAACAAGCACTCAAATGTAAGTGAATCATCAGCAATACGAACTTTATCACCATGAGCAAATCCATGACTAAACACTGTAATTGTTAGTAAACCTGTTTCTGGTGTGTATGATGCACCATTTGCAGTATGAGTAGTTCCTTCATATAGAATAGGAACACTATCCTGATAAATGAAATCATTCGCTCTTGGATATTTCTTAACAGACTGCAATCCATCCATAGTACATCTGAATGGAAGACTACCTGTAGCAACCTTAATATTTGTACCAGCTCTCAATCTATGCTCACCAATAGTCATCTTAAGAAGACCTGTTGAACCACTGTATGTTGCAGCAGTAGGATTGAAAATTACGTCTGGTGTTTTACCAACATCAACTTGGAAAGTTGTTGAGTCAACAACAACAACATCTAACCAACCTTGACTTGCATGGTCAGAAGCTCTTGGATACTTATGCTCAGACCTATTCTGATCCATAGTACAAGTAAATGTTAGAGACTCATCTTCAATTTGAAGTTTAGAACCTGCTGTAAGATTATGAGCACTACCAGTTGTACATGTAAGCATACCAGTAACAGGGTTATATCCACCACCATTAATTGATAATGATGTTTCACTAAACAAACCATGTGATGCTTTTAATATTTTTAATTCGCCAGTTGCAGCATTATATTCTGCTCCTGAAGGTGTGAATTTAGATGCTGCATTACCACTAGACTCTGTAATACTAGTATCAAATTTCTGCTTGTGTCCATGATGACCTTGAACATCCCAAGCATCATTGGTTATGATATATCTTAAAATTTGATTTAATTTACCATATGTCCAAACAGTTTCTACAATTTCATTTTCAACGTTGAGTAATTTAACATTGTTTATATCTTCTCTGTCAACATAGTATGATGCAGCAGTCCAAATCTTTTCATTACTACCATTACGTAAATCAGATGCAATAGACTTACAAATATCTTTAACATCATCTTGACAATTTACACTACCATTAATGACAGTGAAATCTGGGAATTTCTGTTCTAATAGATATACTGCCTCTTGAGCAATGAAGTCTAAGTTGGATTCAATCAATGTAGCAGCATTGTAATACCTGTTAGTATTTCCAACAAAACCTCTAGAAACTGCTCTACCAACATTAACTGTAATTGTAGTACCAGTTACTGAATCAATTGTTAATGCTACTCCATGTGCAGGGTCAGTTGGTCTTGGATATCTATGCTCAGTTGTATGATTATCTTTATCACAAGTGAATGGTAACTTATCAGTACCAATAGTTACAGTATTAGATGTTGTAAAACTATGAGATCCAATAGTCAATACTAAAACACCAGTCTCACCATTATACGTTGCATCAGTAACATCCTTTATAGTTCCATCGTTAAATGTAAGAGCAGCGTTTGAAGTACCAGCTACAAATGTATGGTCACCAACATAACGAACAGTAGAAATTATAGCATCGTTATTGAAATATTCTCCCTTTGTGAATGACTCAGAACCAGACCAATCTTGTACCCATTGCTGACCATCTTTACCATCAAAGTGAAGTAACATCTTAGTAGCACTATCACCTTGGAATATTCCAGCTAAAGGTGTAAATGCAGCTGCATATCTGACAGTATTAGAGATTCTTACCTCATCAATATGACCGATAAATCCAGTTCCAAATGCATAACCAACACCAATAAACAGTGGTTTAGCAGTATAAGTTGTGTTATCAGTTCCAGTACCAACCTCAACACCATCAATATACATCTTACCAGATGTACCTGTTCTAGTGTAAGCAACATGAGCCCATGTATCAGCAGTTAGAGATGTTCCAACAGAAGTTACAAGATCTGCATTATTAACATTCCAACGAACTTGACCACTTTCGAGATATACTCTCAATGCAACTTCATTAGCACTTGAAACTCTTGTATCAAAAACATCGATAGTTCCACTTAATGAAGAAGAATCAGGACGTATATAGAATTCAAAAGTAAAGTCACCACTACTAAATGCAATTTCATTAGTTGTTTGACACCAGATATAATCTGTTGTTCCAGCAGTTAATTGTAATGAAGCAGCACCATACTTTTTCTGTGCGGTATCAATCTGAGCACTACCAGCAAAAGTAAAATCAAAATAGTCTTCACCATTAGACTTAGTTCTACCAATCTTACCAAGATATACTGTATTACGTGCTTGGTTATATCCAATAACTTCAGCCTTAGTATCTCTAGATCTTATAACTTGACCAGAACTAAAGAATCCAGTTCCTTCTCTATCATAGAAGGACATCTTTCTAACTTTACCAGTTTCACCAGTTACAAATTCATTAGTATTATTACCATATTCAATCTTATAATTACGAATATTTTCATTAAGTTGTAACGTTCCTGTTAAATTATTAAATGGAACAATATAATTATTAATCTGTTCATTAGCTGGGAAGTTACCATTATAAGGAGTTAGATTATCGGTAGCATCAACAATACTTACTGCAGATGATGCAATATCATCTAAAACAACATTTGGATAAGTCTGAGATGTAATTCTGTTGAATAATAATCCAAAGAATGAAGAACCAGGAGAGATATCAACCTGACCAATAAATTCTTGAGTTATAGGATCTTGATAAGCAGATGTTGAAGTAATTCGTGCTATAACACCAGACTGTGCTCCATAGATAACATCATTCAACTGAATATCAAATAATCCAGGTGTTGATGTATATGTACCTGCAGTCTTACTTAAAGTTAGTTGATCAGTAACCTCAATTTTAGTACTATAAAGTGGAGTATTATCTTGCTGATTCGCTGCAGTTGTACCAAGAACATTTCTTACAACTGTAAGTGATGTGGATTCTGCATTATCTACAGTGCCTACAAGAGTAAAGATTTCAGATCCTACTTGATAATTAACATTAGCAACAAATGTTCCTACAGGTACTGGTTGGTCAGTAGATGCAGTTGGGTCAATAACTTCAAATACAGTTGTAGAAGGACCAATAGAATACCTTAATTTAGCAATAGGCATCTCTTGTCCAGTTTCTAAGTTAACTGCTTCAACCTTTGCAGTATTACCTTCTAGGTTTGTAATATTTTCACCAAAAGTAAATAGTCCGATACTTCCAACTGGAGTTATAGATGCTAAGTTTCCAGCAAATCCTGTTGCTACAACGTTACATAATTCACCAAGTATAAAACTACCATCAGTTATATAACCAGTAACTACATTACCAACTACTTTCAATACAGTAAATCTAGCATCAGTAGAACTACCCTTAATCTCATTACCAAGACCAGGATAAATTCCACTAGGATTATTGAATGTCATTTCATATCCTTGAATAGCATCAATGGTAACAGAAGCATATTTAACACTTGCTGGTGGTCTTGGTGGTTCATTGAATACTATAGAATCCTGTTGGATTGTAAATGCTGTCTCTGGGTTTTGTACAACACCATTCAAGACAACCATTAACTGATTTGCGTTAGCAACAACAGTACCACCATTAACTGTTAATGGGAATGAAGTCTTAATACCATCAAACTGGTCTGATATATCATCAACTCTCTGTACAACAGAAGTTAGAATGTTCTCAGAAGATGTCAATCTCTTCTGTCTGAATAGTACTTCTGTATTATTAAACTCAGTATAAATTGGATCTACAAGAGCAAAGTTTTGAATATTTGGAACAATTGCTTCTTGAGCAAGTTCTACAGACTTAGTAAGTTCAAAGAAAGTATCTTTATTAGGAATCTCTCCATACTCATTCAAGTTCAACTCACCAAACACCTTAAACGATGCAGGGTGAACGTTTCTGATTAGAATTTCTTTCCACTCACTGATAGAAACAGCAGACTTAACAGCATAAGAGAAGTCCTGATAGTAGTAAGAGTCTTGAATCTTTTGAATAATTTCAGATGGTTTACCAACATCATCAATAAACTGACCAGTAGTCTTAGTTATAGAACCAATATCTAGAACACCACGAGCAAACTTAAGGTCACTAATAGTACCAGAAGACTTAGAAATAACACCAGTTATTTGTTCACCTTCTGAAAATACACCATCATAATTAACAATCTTAAGAATTCTAGGTCCAATCTGCCAACCAGAGTTGGTTGAAACATATCCTTGTGCTGTTGATGTCTCTAATGAATCACCCTGATAAACAAGTTCACCTTCAAGGAAGGTAGAAGTAATAACATTAGCAGTAGCAGCACCACCAAATGATTCAGTTAAGATACTCTGACGACCATCACCAGCGTTAACAAATGATAATGCATCACCCAATTCTGCGTTTTGAGGAGTAATAGCGATCTTTAATTGATCATCTTCTAGAGAGTTTGCACTACCAGAAATTGCATAATAAGTAGTATTTGGATTAAGACGACCTGTTGCACCAGCAGCTAGAGGATAATCAGCACCATCTCCAGTATCTGTTACAGCAACACTAATTTCAGCACCATTAGTAATACCATGTGGATAAGCAAACTGTAATAAACCTAAGTCAAGGTTAACAACATAGTTAAATGAAGACCTAAGACTTACAGAAGGAGTGGAAGAATATCCAGCACCTGGGTCTTTAACTTCAACAATATCCAATCTACCATTCTTAATAGTTGCTTCAGCAGTTGCTCCAGATCCACCACCACCTGTAATAACAACAGTAGGTGCTAATGAATATCCAGAACCTGGATTAGTAACAGTAATACTTTCAAGAATACTTGTAGAAGTTAACTGAGCATTAAGTGGGAATGTAATCTCAGGACGTAAAGTATAGTCATGAGGATAATCATAACCAAAGTTATTATTCTTAAGTTTCTTAATCTTACCAACCTTATCACCCTTAGTGAAGATAGATGCTTCAGTACCGAAAGGTGGAATAACAACTGATAAATCTGCACCAGATCCAGTTAAACCAGCACCAAGAATACCAGAAACACCTTCAACGTCAATTGTAGCAGAAGTGTATCCTTTACCTGGAGATGTGACAAGAACTTCTTGAATCTGACCTGGAATGGTTATACCTTCATCATCTTGTCCATCTGCAACAGTAATTTGAACAAATCCACCTTCACCATCACCAGCAATAGGTACACCATTATATGTTCCTACAGCATATTCAGTTCCTGGTTCAATAATTTGAACTCTTTCAATCTTTCTTGTAGATGCGATACCAGTAACAATAGGTAACTTAGTATAGAAACCACCTGGATTAATGATACGGATATCTCCAATAGAACCAACTGCTTTTAATGAACTTGTAGTATATGAAGTTCTTGAAATATCACCAATACCTTCTGGCTCATTTAATAATGGGAATTTAAATACATCAGCACCACGAGTAATTGTTTGACCAGAAGTACTGCTAATTGTAAATGTACCAGTATAAGGTGAATCTGTTACATCAAGATAACTATCAGAAATTACAGGAGAATCAGCACCAGTTCTAGAAGGATCGAAATAGTAGGAAATATTAGTAACTATATCACTATCAACTTTCAACTTAACTGATGGATTTGGTTCTCCTTGACCAGTTAAACCAGGAGTTCCAATTCTTTCAATAGAGTTGAATGAATATTCCAACTTATAAAGATTATCCTTAGCAAAAGATAAATTACCACCAACAAGTGTAGAATGAGCTAAATCAAAGATATACTGATGTCCATAGTACATCTTTAGAGTTGGAGACTTAACAAATATACCAACACTAGCAGCATTAGTTGCAGGAGCAGTTATAGCAGTTTGTGGTAATTTGTAAGTAAATTCAAGTGGACTTACAACAGTATCAACAGCAAATGCACCATCATACTCATCGTAAACAAGACCACCATCTGTTTGTGATGGGTTACCATCAACATAAACAATTTCACCTTCAGACAAGTAATGACTTGTTCCTGTAATTACATAAACTTCATCACTATTAGCAACAGCAGTTATTTGAAGTATTCTTTCTAGATTAGAAATCAATGTAATCTTAGTAACACCTATTAAATTTGTTATCTCACATGTATTGTAATTAGCATTGAAAGATATATCGCTAGATGTAAGTGAAACTACAGATCCAACAATAAACGATGAACTACCACCAATTTCATCAATTCTAACTGAATAGTCACCTACATTAAATGGTTTAAATCTAGCAAAGTCATCTAAGTTATTAGTACCACCAATATTAGCAGGAGCATCATAAGTGGACATATCAATATCAAATGTTCCAGGAGTTGTATTGTTTACCTGTGCGAAGGTATATGCCTTCATTTCATTAACATCATTTGGAATAGGACCAACTATTCCATAAGTATCTTGTTCATTAAATTGCTCACTAACTAAAATACCAGTGTTTAAATCATTAGTCCAAGGATTATTCTGAACAGCAACATAAATTTTTCTGTTAGGTATATCAGATTTAATGATATATCCACTATTAATAAAGTTACCATTAGAAAGATTATTAAGTCTTAACTTAGAACCAGTAGTAAATATGAACGGTTGATTTATAGTTAACTCTTGAATATTATCAATTTTAACTGTATTAGTAACCTTAAAGAAATATCTATCCTTAACTACAGCAGATACTTGTAATTTTTGAGAACCTGGAGAAGGAACAGTCGCTGTTCTAGAACTCCAAATATCATTAGTATAAGTTAATGTCTCTGTACCTGGAGTCATTGTTATAGTAGCATCATCAAAGTCTAAAGTTTGTAGACCTGCATCACCTAACGCAAAATCAGCTTCACCTATTGTCATTGAAGATCCAGTAACAGGAGTTACAGAAGTTCTGACAAATCCTAATTGAGTATTAGTTTGTACACCTTTATCACCCAATCTAGTAGAATCAGCATTCTTATCTACTTTTAAATTCCATCCATTATGGTCAATATAATCATACTTGGTTAAATTATTAGTAAACCAAGCAGTGTCTGTCCAAGCAAATCCTAATGCAAATGATGCAACAGGAGGTAAACTCGAAATATCAGAAGGTACAGTTACAGTAACTGCTCTATTTCTCAATCTAATATTATCAATGAAGAATTGACCTTGATAATTTTGACTGAAATCTGTAGCACCAGCACCAAAACCAACCTGGTTACCAAAGTACAAGTCCTTAGTAGCAAAAGAAGTATTTGATAATGTACCTGTTATTACTTCTATACCATTAACAAATGCTTTAAATACATTACCTTCTTTCCTTACAGCAATGGTTTGCCAACTATTGTCAGCATACATTGTTGTTTGTGTGGATGATTGTCCAGAACCATTAATTAACTGAGTTGTTTGATTGGTAATAACCATCTGCAACTCACCAGAGGAATTATCATATCCTAACCATAGTCCACCAGTAGCATCTCTAGCACCACCGATACCCATTATAGTTTGGACATTTTGTGATAAAGTCTGAGATTGTGACCCAGATTTGTATATAAAGAACTCTAAAGTCCAATCATTTGCTAATGTTGTACCTAAATCAGATCCAGCAACCTTAAGATAAGAATTTTCCCATGTAGAACTAGACCCAGCTGGTTGATAACCATAGATCTTTGCCATATTATCATCATAAGTTATAGCATTACTTGCTCCAACTGAAGTTAAAGTATAGTTGCTAGTTAGATCTGTTTGCTCATTAGCAGCAAAATCGAATATAAACTCATTCCTATTCCATTGAGTTTGACCAGAAAGGTAAACATCACCAGAATTATCAGTATTAACTGAATGAACGGTTATACCTTCAATACGGTTTTTATTAAATTCATTAGTTGTATGATTCTTAATAATACCATTATATCCAATCTTAACTGAATCTACAGTTTTAACACCAGTTGTAGTATTGTCTCTACTAAATGCAACGTTTAAATCTCCAAATATATCGATAGAACTCCTATCTGCCATAGTGATATCTCTACCAGGAGCAACATAACGATAATTCCAAATTATATCACCAGTTCTACTAACTTTACAAACCCAAAAACTATCTTTCTGTGTAGGATCAGACTTAAATCTTAATGAACAAGAAATATAACACTCATTAAATTCGTCAAAGACAAGACTACCATCAACTAATGAATATACAGATGTACTATACTCTTTAATAAAGTCTATATTAATTGCACTTGTAGTTAAAGTTGCTTTACCAAATGCAAGATTAACATCGGTAGTAGATTGATTTAACCCTACTTCCATTAAGAAGTATAATTCTGTAGCTCCTGAAGTAGTCGTTATGACCTTCATATCTACAATCTTTTCAGATTTACTAGTAGATACAAGCTTTCTCTTAATAGCAAAATTACCAGTACTATCAATAGATGCTAAGAATGCATCATATGGGTTACTGGAATTTGTATTAGTATAACCACCAATAATGAAACGAGTATCACTCCATTTTTGAATTGAAGTTACATAGTCAGCACGAGTAGCACCAGAGATACCAGCATATCCTTTTTGGAACTGTAATCCAGCACTCAATCCATTTTCTGTCTGAGTATACTTAGCAAGTATAACATCTGGATTATATGCATTAAGTAGATTAGAATTTGGCTTATTATTACCAACCACCCAAACATCAAGACCATCTACATAAAGTTTTTGAAACTCTGTATAGTATTGTCCATCAGTACTCTCTAGAGTATTCTCCCACTCTTTAACACCTGTAGCAGATAATTTAGCAACAAAACCTACTGAATTTCCAACAGCATCTTTTGTTTTACCACAAATAAAGATCTCTTTATTATCACTAACGTAAGTATCATTAATTTTAACATAATTCTGATTTCCAATTTTAGAAAGATAATAATCCGCTTTCTTAAAGACCTGTGGATGAGATAATATAACACGAGGATTAGATGTATATCCAGAACCAGAATTTAAAATATTAACTTGATCAATAGCACCAACAGTTGATACAACTGCTTCTAATTTTCCAGAAGTACCATCACCATCAATTGTAATAGTTGGTGGAATATCTGTATTGTATCCAGAACCTCTTTGGTCAATAACAATCTCTTCTATACCTTTATATTGACGAACTACAAACGTTTTGTTTGTATTCTGCATTATAGGAGTATAATCTATATAAACAACATCACCAGCAATTAGATTATGAGGATCTGCTGTCTGTAAGACACCATAATTAGCACCACTAATATTCTCAAAATCATATGCAGCAACTGCTTCACCCTTGATTTTTGAAATACGAGCAGATACACCAGCTCCATCAGTATCGGTATTATCAAATATTAATCTATCATCTACCTGATAATTCTTACCTGTGTTCTCAACAGTAAATCCAGTAACAGAAGCATCTTCAAATTTAGTTGTTGTTTCAACTTCAATATCAACTTTAGAGTCAAATTTAACTTTAGGGAAGTAATCAAATAACTGTAAAGGTGACTCCTCAAACATTTGATCGGGGTCAGCAGTCTCTTCTGGACCTATAATTCCATCTCTATTTTCATCCTCTACTTCAAACAACAAGATCTCACCATCTTCAGTTGTTAAAGCAGCAGTAGAAGCATTAGGAACCCTTTCAACATCAATATCAACATTCTCATAAGGGTCTCTATAACGTACAACTCCAGTTGGTATATTCTGCTGAATTGCATTTGCACTAAGGTTCCATTCATCAACAACAGAGTTGAAACTTGGTCCTATAACATATGGGAAAAGTGGACTACCTGCATCAGTAGCATCAATAGTAACGAAATAAGCATAAGCACCATTAGGGAAGTCAGGAGTCTTACAAAAACGACCATTATACTGGTCTAAGTCACCTAATCCAAAACTATACTCATAGTCTTCTACAAAATTACCAGCAGGTTCTTCTGTTAATAATGGACCAGCAGTTCTATTTGGAGTTGGATTAATAGTATCATCATAAATTAATTCATCCTTTAATTTGTAAGAAGTTCTAAGTCTTACGGTAGCAGAACTTTGGTCAGTAGGATCAACGTATCCATAAGGACCGTAAATTGGATTACCATCAAATGCCCAACCGATAATTGGAGAGTGAGATAACTGCTCTTCTTGTTCTAGAATATTTCCTGTGCCAATTTCTTCATAAAGGTTATCACCAAGGATATACCTCATCTTTTGAGGGTTTGAAAGGTGAGCATACTCACCACCATACTCATTATTGTAACCAGTAAATACAGAACCTTTAGCAGTATCAAACTGTGAAGTTGCTTGAAGGTTATAATTCCATTGGAATACATTTGCAGTAAAAGTAGCATTTTGACCAACGGAAGTCAAATTAATAATAGTACTACCTTGGATGTAGTTAATACCTTTGTTAACAATCTCAATATTGGTAACCCTACCAGCATTTTCACCGTCTGTGTCAATAGTTGCTCTTGCAATTGCACCAAATCCAACACCTTGAACAGATACTTCAGGTGCAGTAGTATATCCAGATCCAGCAGAAATGATAGCAATAGATATAATTCTACCATCATTAACAATTGCTTGTGCAACAGCACCTTTACCAGAACTTAGTGTTACTGTTGGACTTGAAGTGTATTGAACACCACCATTAGTAATACCAATAGACTGAATAGGTCCACGAACAGATGCAGTACCAGCAGCACCATTTCCACCACCACCAACAATAGTAATAAGTGGTTGTGAAATATACCCAGAACCGCCTGAGTTGATTAGAATACGTGAAACTGACCCTTTAGTGATAATAGCAGTTGCAGCAGCACCAGAACCACCTCCTCCAACGATTGACACCAATGGAGATGAAGTATATCCAGAACCGCCATTAGTTACAGTAATTTCACTAAGAGAACCGTTAACTACAACACTTGCAGTTGCACCTTCTCCTCCACCACCTGTCATAGTAATTGCAGGAGGAGATGCAGCATCATATCCAGATCCAGAATTAGTAATGCTAACATCGGTTACAGCACCAAAGGTTTTTGCTTCGGTTGACTTATAAGACCAAATTGATACACCATTTACCCAAGTACCAATCGGACCTGAAGAAATAGCATTCTTAGTTGAAATTGTAGTAGGTACTTTAGGGAACCTATTTAATTTACGTTGATTACCTGGAAGTAGAGCAGAACCAGGGAATGGACCTATCTCATAGTTAGGAATACCTGTAGAAGCAACATAAACGTAATTATCATTAAAGAATGAGTTTTGTATGTTAGTGGTATAAGGACTAACTGCATTATTAACAGCAGAGTTGACAGATTTACCTTTATTAAGGTCAACAGATACTAAAATATTACCCTGTGGTATAACAGTAGCAGGTTGAGGTAGATTATACTGGAATATAAGGTCGCTATCCCTAGAAGTTACTAAAAATGTTCCGTTATAGATGATTGGGTTAGCACCATAAATGGTAACCTGATCTCCAACCAATAAACCATGAGGATTGGTACAAGTTATAGTAGCAGACTGATTATTAACACCACCATAAGTTACAGTGTCAACATCAATCAATTTTTTGACGTTATACAACCAAGTAGTAAGATCTGGACCAACACCAGTACCACCAAGCTTGGAAACCGTTAATTTATCTCCAGGTAAGTAATAAGAACCTGTATCTGTTAATGTAGTTTGTTGAGCATCAACAATACCAACAATATTCATTACAACTTCTTGAGCAGTTCCCTTATTAAGATAAACTCTAAAGTTTGATGTTACTTCAGTAGCAGAATCCCAATCTTCAACTACATTATTGACTGAACGAGTACATTCAATAAACTGGTTAAGTGATTTCTCCTTATACTGTACAAGTTCTGAACCAGTTCCAGTACCGATTAAAAATTCACCGTTTCTTTCTGGCCAACCGATAGTAGAGTCAACTGTAATAATACCATCGGTAAAATTCAAAGGCTCTGCAAGTTTAGTCTTATATGGAACTGTAAACGTACCATTAATAGTTTCTTCAGAAAGAACCAATTCATATATTGTTAGTTCTGAAGTTTTAATAGAAATAAAGTTTTCTACAAGAGCACTTGCTGCTTGAACATTATCATCTGCTATATCTCTATCTTGTATTAATAAAGCATCTTTTATATTATTAGAATCACCACTAACCAACGTTGCCCGAAGAATTGTATCAATAGACCAAGTAGCATCAGAAGGCTTAATTATTTGGTCTTTTGGATATGAAATACTTACAGTTTCACCATATAATAACTTAAAGAGATAAGCAATACTATAAGAAGTACCTTTAGAAGCATAAAAGTCCTTAATAGTCTTAATTGCTGTTCTAACGTCAATTTGAGAGTAATCTAGAGAAGGTACATCAGGTAAGAACTGTTCTGTATACTTATCAAGCAATCTCTTGATGAATAACGCATCCAAACATTTAACAGGAGTATCTGTAACTGCTGTAGATGCTACTGTAACATCAGAGAATACTGCATTACCATCTTCAGAATATTCTTTAATACCACTTGCTGCTCTAGCACATCCTTCAAATTTTGCTTTACTATATCCAGTACCATTTTGATTTACTGTAAATCCAGTAACTTCATTAAGTCCAACTGTAGCAGATGCTTCTGATGAAGGTGGTTCTTGAATAAAGATAGTTGGAGGTTCAGTTGCACTATATCCAGAACCAAAATTGGTTATATTAATATCAATAATCTGACCATTGAAAATAGATGCAACAGCAGTAGCTCCAGTACCACCAGCATAGTTACCAAGTTGATCTACTCTTTCATCAACAATATAAACCGATGGAACATCTTGATATCCACTACCACCATTTAAAAGTTCAATATCTGTTACTCTTCCATCACCATCAACTTTTGTTTGGAGAATTTGTGCTCCTGTTGGATCTACAACAGCAACTCTAGGAGTTCCTACGTACCCTTGACCAGCATTTAATATCTGAACAGAAGTAATTCTTCCGTCTGTTAATACTGCTCTTAATGATGCTCTAATGCCATCTACTTCAGTAGGTTCATCAATATAAATGTCAGGTACAGTTGTATAACCAATACCACCATTAGTTACAGTTATACCACCACTAATAGAACCGTTAGATATCGTTGGAGGGTCAATTTTACCGCCTCCAGGTTGCCTAAAGCTAAGTCTAGGTGTGAATGTATATCCACTACCTGAATTAAGTACTTCTAGTCCACTAACAGCACCATTTGTAACAGTTGCTCTAATACTTGCTGTTGTAGAACCTGGTTTTGTAGGTGATTGAACATCTACTAGAGGTGGGTTTGTATCACTATACCCATATCCTCCATCAAGAAGAGAAACACTCTTAATACCATTAACTAATGCTGTTGCAGCTGCCCCAGATCCATTTTCAGATTTAATAGAAACTTTTGGTGGATATTCAAACCTATAGTTACTACCATTAGTATTTGTAGAAATACCAGTTAAAGTACCAGCATCATCTATACGTGCATATCCAATAGCACCTGCACCAAAAGAAGGAATTGGTGCTTCAACAGAGTATAATGATAAGAATCTACCATTTAAAGGTGCGTCTTTAAATATAAACTGATTTCCATCAATAAAGAAGTCTACTTTTGGAATAAGAAGTTCATTATCATAAATCGCTAAAACATACTCATCTATAACAGGTTCGTATAAAGCACCATCTCTTGTTATAGTAAATTGACGATTACCTTCACCAAAACTATTAGATAAATTATCAATTGCAACAATATTACTTTCAACAAAACCACTCAAATATGTAATGAAAGTTAAATCTGCTCCATCAGCATCGAGTTTTGTTCTAGGAGCAGTTGTGAAGATTATATCAGTACCTTCTACAGTATAATCTATATTAGGAATTAGAATCTCACCATAAGACTGTACAATCAAATGTTGTGCAGAAGGTGGAGCTACGGGATTATTTTGAGAAGTTAACGGGAATTTTTGAGTAGTTCCATCAAACAATGCCAATGGACTTGCAAGACCCAACCACTTTAATTTAACCTGTTCGTATGAAATACCTGGACTTAAAGCAATATTAGGAGCATGACTTACAGATTCATAGTAAATTACTTCATCACCAATCAGAATAGATCCATCGTTCTCTAAAAATGGGTCTACACTCTCTACAACTACTGTATCAGTATCTACTCCAAGAGGTTCTACTATCTTCGTTGCACCATCAAGTATTCCTATATCCAGTTTATCAATATCCAGATATTGTAAGAAATTGTTTAAAATATTTTGTCCTAGTCCAGTTTTCTCCTGCGATCTATAATAATATTCAATGAATTTATTAAAGAGAGGATACTCATCCTCAACGAACGCTGGAGTCAGTGACTTAACTGACTGGGAGACTTTATTGATATTTGCCATCTAAGTTAGAAACAACTAGAAGTGAGAGAACCTGTATTATTAATTGAAGTAACTTCAACTAGAGTTGGTGCTTGATTAAACACCTTTGGTGTCAAACTATTTAGAGGTACAGTAGGAGGTGGTGTTGTACCAACTGGAGCTACTGTGACTTCAGGATTAATGACGTTGATTATTGTTCCAGGAGTTGATGCTGGAATAGTAGAACTGTTAGAAGGTATAAACAGAGTTGGCAACTGCAAATCTGTTGGTAATAAAGTAATGTCAATTACACTACCTGTGCCAGTAACAGCATCAGAAAGATTTAAATTGGTAGTTGCTGGAACATTATCTCCAGCTCCTATTATATTGATTGGTCCTATGCAAATATCACCAGTTTCATAATTTATAGAACCTGCGGAAGTATTAGTGTATACCTTCTTATTTCCAGTATTATAGAAGGTTCTCAACTTACCAAAACCATCATCTTCAAACTGTTGATCAACACCAGGTCTATCTGCTGTTCTAAAATTACCAGATAGTATCACTGGTTCTTTCTTACAACCAGTAGTATCACTATCAACGTTACTTGGAGCACTATCATATAGGGATGAACCTGTTGATATACAATAAGTATTAGTTTGATTTGTTTGAGGTTTAATATACTTCAAAAGTGATGTTTGCACAGAAACATCACTAATTGCCTTATTAGATAAGGTAATTGCTTTCTGGAATTGTTGATTTCTAAATGTTGAGTTAAAGTTATTGATTTGAGTTTGAGTTGCCCAATCATTAACAGAACTCTGTATATTAGTCTTAATTTCAGACGTATTGTTAGTTACTCCAGTATCATACAAAGCAAATACTTTAGGATATACATAAAGTTCATCTGGGTCAATAACTACAGGGTCAATAGATGCCATTGCATAACTTCTAAGATCTGAAGCAATAGTCTTCTTAGTAGCATCATTTAGAGATGAACCTGTTTTAGTCTTAATTGCAATATAAACCTTACCGTAAATTGGTGGATTTAATGAGTCACCACCATAAGCAATAACAGAATCTGCATTAGAATATATTTTCTTAGTAATTACAGCATAATCTTGTGCTGTAACTGCTCTATATTGAGAAGAGTAATATCTAGGAGCCATATACTTGATAGACTCTACAGTCTCAGAAGGAGACCCCTGTTGTGATTTTTCCTTTGTTGTTAGAGTAACATCTCCGTTTGGAGGTGTAATTCCAAGACTATCATTAAGAGAACCTATAAAGGTAAACTTCTGAACTTCATTTGCTTCTTGACCAGAAGTAACTAAGTACTCTAAATTAATTATTTCACCGTCTTTAAGTTTTCTACCAACACTATCATCACCAAACCTTATTTCGTATCTTTGGTCTTCTCCTTCAGCAATAAAGTAAACCCTAGTGGAAGCAGTCAAATTAGTAACTGTATCAACTAAATTGTACAAATCTGATGTAGTAGATGCTTCGTTTGGTTTAACAGTAACCGTTAAAGTGTCTATATCTGCATCTTCAGCAGGAACTATGTAATTTTGACTCTCAAAACTACTTACAGTATATGAAAAGTCTACAATAGATCCTTCACGAATCATTAGATTATCAAATATTGCAATACCAGTGGTCGTATTAACCTCTACAGTAGTATCAGCAAGTACATTCCATATGTAATTACCTCCACTTGCTACAGGCCCCTTAGAAAGCGTTAAACTACTAGGATATGCACCATTTGTTTGTGAAGTTTGTACCTCTAAATGTAAACATCCCTTAGAACATGTAATTGACCTTGGAACGTAGTTTAAAAGCTTTGCTATATTAACAATATTATCTCGCAATGTCGCAGAAGGAAGAAATGCCTCATTCATTGACATATTAGCATTAAATGCACTATAATAAGTGTTATATGCTAAAGTATCGATAAGATAGGACAATCCTGACCCTTCAAAATCATAATCAGAAAACTCATTTCTAGTTCTCAGATAAGTTTTGATAGATGATTTAATATCCTCAAAATCTAATGCTGTCAGATTATTCGGTTGCATTATCCAGCTCTTTGTAAAACAAATTTAACTTCTTCAACAATAGGTATACCTACAATTTGATATGTTATAGTTACTGCTAGTTTATTATTTCCCGAAAAAGGAACAGCATTAACTTCTCTAAGTTGTACTCTACTTTCATGTTGATTAATGGTATTTATTATCTCACTCTTAATTGCGTCTACACTAAACGCATCTAGAGGTTCAAATAACATAGCATATACTTGGCAACCTATAGTCGGTTGAAATAATTTCTCACCAGGTGATGTCATTACCAAATTTCTGATAGACTGTTTTATAGCATTATCATCTTTGACGAGAGATACATCGTCAGTAAATGGATTTTTGCCAAAAGCCATACCAATATCTTTAAATGACCTAGACTTTGCTAGATCTTTACTACTAATCGGTTTCAGTGCCATTATCTTTAGGTGACTTATTATTAATATCTCTTCTCATCAATTTATCACTTCTGGGGTCTGTAATCAAATACTTACAGTACTCCCACCCATTCTTTTTAAACTCATCGCTCATATCAACTGGTCTATTAGCAACAGACATAATATTAGGAGATATCCTTTATTATTTATCGTGGATAACAGTCCTTTCAAAAGAGATATTAAATGAGAGACTTATTCTTTCATTATCAGTTGTATTAGTCTGAATACCATGCATTAACCATCCAGGAAATAGCATTAGGTTTCCTTCTTCGGGTTTGTACTCATGACGAGGAGTTAAATTAGAAAATAACTTAGATGTGCCTAAATGAGGGTTTGGAGTTTCAAAGAATAAATTTCCATCCTCTCCATTGGTCTTAATATAATAAACACCCGATATATCAGTTGCACCATGATGGTGTATATGTCCGTAATTACCTTTTTTGAATAAAGAGAACCAAGATTCTGCAATTGAACAATTTCCGTTATAATTTAAATATTGGCAATAGTTTATGATATGTTTTGATAGTTCTTCAACAAATACATTCATTTGATGATTCTTAACTACATTCAATTTAAACCATATGTCAGACAAGTAATGACTTGACCAACATTCATTCATTTCAAATTCAGTCTTTTTCAAAGCACTGAACATTTCATGTTGAATTGCATCAAAATTACCCACCTTAGAGGAATAGATGGGTGTTGGATATAGATTTTGGATTACATCATCATTATTGAGGATAAACCTATCACTCACATGAGCTGGATTTACATCAGGCATTAACGAAACCTTTTAGAGAATGTCATTTCCTCAACAAAACCTTTAAGAGCACTAAGAACCAACTTTCTGAAAGATACACTTGCTTCACCCTGTATTTCCTCAAACATGTACATATTCAAGCGAAATGCGTAATTTGCTTCTACTACTATAGCATTAACATCTCCTTGGTCAACTTTGATCATAGTATCAAGAACTCTTCTATAAGAATCTTTAAATCCTTTCTTATCTGTTATCTCAGGGAACTCGTAGAATGCCAATCCTTTATCCTTTAAACCTAAAGCATTTTTAGCAATACCACCAAGAATAACACCACCAGACAGATCTCCCATGTATCTTGTGTAATGATGTGCTATTAATAGTTTTGGATTCTCATGTGCTACCTCTTTAATACGATTTATATACTGCTGAGTTGCTTCAGTAGGATATATCTTTTCTCTCCACATATTACCCCAAAAATACTCACAGTCTTCTGCTAATGCATCATGTCTTGCTAAACCATTTAATCTCATAGGTCCAACATAAGGGTCATCCTTAAGCCTTTCCATTTCAGACTCCATAGCATGATATACAAAGTAAAAATTGGCAATTAATTGACTATAGTTACTTTCATTGACAACTCCCTTAAGAAATTGCTTGACAAAGGTAGTATTCTCTGCCATAGTGTGAGCTTTCTTTGTTCCCATCTTTAATTGTAGGGAAAATGGACCCTCTTGTAGTGTTGTCATAATTATTCAAAAAATAAATTGCCTGAAAGAACGTATCTACCATCAATAGGTGATTCTGGTACTTTATGACTCATTCTGCCATCAAATAGAATCAATTTACCCTCTGCTGGTTCAATTACCGAATCATTGTCTTTAAACATAAGTGGTGGACTACCTTCTGGGCATTTAATGTAGTATGCAAAGGAACGTGTGGAAGTTCTATGATTATGCCAATCAATTTTTGTACCTTTATCATATCTAACACCCCAGATCTCTGCATTAACTGGATACAGTCCATTAACTGCACTATTGTAATTTTCAGGAAATAGGACTAAACGCATCCAATTCCACAACTTCTCCACTTCTGGACATCTAACGTGGGCATCCCAACCAGTCATATGAGCTTTACACGCTTGTGGTGTAAATTCAAATGGTGGTTGTTTATCAATCCACTCCTCCATTCCTTTATTATCTCTTGCCCAAAATGGATATTCCCATTCATCTAGGACAAATTCATGATGTTTTGGCACTTCCTCTTTTCCTCCTCCTAATACAGTTTTTCCTCTACGATTCTCATCAGGTGAAAAGTACTTCCTAAAATCTTGATAGTTAATCTGCATTTCATCAGTATGATTAAATCCCTTTGAACTATACTTCATTTGTGGTTGAAATGATGAAATTATAGGTGTAACTTCCTTTGGTTCCCTACCTTTAATCTCAACCTCATGTGCATATGTTATACATTGGGATATATCTCTACCTGAAGGTACTTTTCCATGTATATCTCGTTTAAATTGTCTCTGTTGTTCACCATTAAAATCAACAATACGATTTAGATCTGTCGTTCTATATTCTTCAAGTTCAGGCTCTCTATGACTGATACTTCCTAAAATGGGAGGAGTCTCATAAAAATCCGTTTTAGTATCAAGAAATATATTTCCAGATACGCTAATTCTATCTTCATCACACTCAAAAAACGGATTTACCGCATGTTTTAAACTAGAAGGGAAGAATAACATAGTTCCTTCTCTTCCTTTATCCATTTTATAAACATATCCCTGAAGTTTGCCTAACATATCCGTAAAGGCAAATTCAAAGTCAGATACTACATTACCATTTCTATTTTGTCCAATATGGAGATCATTCTGCACTTTTGAATCCGTAGGTATCTTCAACCAAATAACGAAACTGTAAACACCAGAATGATTGTGTAATGGATTGAATTCGTGTTGTTTTTGGTAATTTACCCACCAATTATTCAAATAATATGGATGTTTCCCCTCAACAGGTATATGACGACCTAGATTATCATAAGTATCGCCATACTTATCACATAATGGTGATAAAGTATTTTTCCAGAAGATATTATCAATATCTTCCAATCGATAACTGTTATGTATATGACCTACTAAGGTTTTGTTATGAATTTCTTTTTTCTGTTCAATACACTTCCAAATATGGTCAATTTGTTGAGGTTGTAACTCAATTTCTAACCATCCCCCTACATTGGGTATTACCGCAGTAACACCTTCCCAGTCTGTAGGTATTTTATGTGCAGTATCTTCATAACTATGTTGTTCCATTTAACGTCCTTGCCCTCTATATCTCTTGGACTTCCCATTACGAGAAGTTGCACTAATTATAGTGTTCTGAGATTTACCTTGACGAGTTTTCTTAGGTCTTGCTGGAACATAATTACCTGAATCGTTCCACGCACCTTTTGCTTTTGCCATAATTAAATTCCAATGTATACATTTGCACTACTGCCTGCAATTACTGATTTACAGGGATATTCAGTAGTTCCGTTACCTAATGGGTCACCTATTCTTGCTACGTATTTACCGTTAATTCTAACGGATTTTGACGAAGCAAATGCCTTACGTTTATGCCCTGTAGAGGGTTCACGACCAGCTGCAGTACCTACTACGCAATGATGTGCTGGAGTTTGCTCTGTATTAGTGCAATCTTCATTTGCAGACTTAGTAGTATGTATTGTAGGTGTAGAATGAGGAATTAACTCATCTCCATCTAGTATTGGTATTTTACCATTAATTACCACATTTGTCACCTGCGTACTTGAATCTGGTAATTGTCTCTCTGGTGGCCACCAAGTAGTAGGATCCATCTCCTCAACAGTCTTTGGGACTATATTAGCATCCAAAGGTGAATGCGGACAATTAGAAAGAGTACCACCTCCAAACCCAGGATGATGTATTGAAGGTAAAGAAGTACCGTGTCCAGTACAACTTCCGTTATATGTTGCAATAGATTGTGTACTCATGGTAGATATTCTCCTGTATTAAATGGATTTCCATACTCCGCAATTGCATCACTCCATACATTAGCGGATTTAGTTAATGAATTGTACATAGGTAGTGTTCCTACAGCATTCCATGTTTTACATCCAGATCCAAGAAGCGGTGACATAGTATATGTTGTAACAGTATTTCCGCTACTACTATTGACATTACCTGTATTAGGAGGACTACATCCTATATGTCCACACCCACTATTAACAGGTGTACATGTTAATGTGACATTAATGTCTACTTTCTTGGTTGCATCAGCTCTATATTGACGCATATGGTATTTAGTATAGGTAGAAGCATGCGGTAAACCGCTAAAACGACCTTGTACAGTAGTAACCATGCGTTCACGGTTAACAGCATACGCAGGAACTGCCACTTGTGTTATATCTTCTATGTCTTGTAACCGCATTTCTTTGTTACGATCCTTTTCATGTACCAATACATCACCAAACCAAGCTGGATATACGTCACCTACATGCAATAATGAGTAATTAACTGCGAATCTTGCGTCAAATTCTTCCATAGTTGCACTCTTATAGTGATATTGAGGCACTTTTTGCACTCTATTTAAGTCTGGATCTTGTTTTAAGTCGATTCTTGGTGCAAAATCAACATCAGTCTGCTGTCTAGGATGTCTTAACCAACAATCTGCTACTTTACTCAACATTTCTGCGTCCATTCCACCAGGTATTGAGTTAAGAATGTCCTGAAAATCACTAACATCCGTATCTCTATACGCTGCATTCTCAATAATAGTAGTTTCTTCCTTAAAAACGTTCTGTACATAAATTTTTGGTAATTGTCCACCAACATGAGAATATCCTGAACCGCCACGACTTACTTTAACTCCTGTAAGTACCCCATTAGTCCATGCTGCTTTGACTTCTGCTTGTGTTCCATTAGCAGCCTGCGGTGGAGTTACTATAAGTTCTGGTATTCTTCCATATTCATTCCATCCAGATCCACCATCTACAAGTTGCACACCAGTTAAAATACCATTAGTAATAGTTACATCAACAATTGGGTTTCTAAGTACATTATATGTGTCTGGAGCGTTCTGATCTACGTCTGCAGGGACATATTGGACGGATTTATCCAAAAATTCGTAAAATCCGACTAAAATTGCCCGATCTGGGACTCTAAAACCCGCTTTTACCGTAATAACATGGTTTCTATTGCTAGTATACTGCGTTTCTTTAGCAAAATCGCTCCCATTTCCATCAATATAAGCAATATGGTAAGGAAAATTGTCTAAATCGGTGTGAAATACTCTCTTAACTGTATGTCCGTTAATAGTGTCTCCAGCACGTAAAACATCGAACCCTTCTTGCCCTTCCGTAGCTTGGTACGCTTGTACTGTCTTTACTCTTAAATTTAAATTTAGTACGGAGGTACTATTATTAGGATGCGTATGTGTATACTCTAAAGTAAACGTTTGACCAGCACTATAGTTTACTCCTGGTGATAAGATCTCTGAAATAGTCCACGAAGTACCTGAAAATGTTGTTGTTGCCCCACTATCGTCATATACTGCCTTAATTCTTGCCTTTACACTGAAATTTGTGGACGCTCCCGAATTTAGGGTAAAGATTTTAAAGTCATCAAAGAACTCATCCCCTGCCATATAAGGATTATCACCAGAAATGTACTCTGTACCGACTACAGTGTTCTCGTTCCATACGTCAGTCCATGTGGTTCCGTCGTCAGAGACCTCAAAATCAGAAACTCCATTAGGTAACGTGGTTGAAAGCGAGTTATAACTGAATACAACCTTCTTACTAAGACTTCCTATTGAAAATAGAGTCGGATGAGGGCAGTCGGGGTCGGCACACCCACATTCAGCAGCACCAGGTACATCGTATCTTATTGTGGTTGTCGCAGGGGTACATGTAAACGCCCCACAAGGGTAACAAGTGTCTGTAGATGAACTTGCACCTGTCTGAGTATTTGTAACGGTCTCAGTCTCTATATGATAGCAAGGAGTACCTACTACACCTGCATCGTTTGAAGTGTCATACAGATAGGAGAACCATGTATCTGAGAAACCGTGGTCATATGATAGACCATCTGGATAATAATCGAAATATAATGTCTCACCACATGCTGACTTAGTATACTTACCACAATTCGCTACACTACTACCACTTAATGCGATAGATGGGTACATTATCGTACTACCATCCCTTCCAGGGATATTATACGCTCCTCCCCTTATCGCATTACTTGGATATTCCTTAAATTCTACTAATGTAACTCCTTCTCCTGTTCCAGGCTCAAACCTTTCACAGGAAGTAGAACTACAATCATTCTGTGGGCTGCACCCCATTGGTCTTACCTTCTAGTTTATCAACTCTCTTGTTAAGTGCTCCTATAAGGAAACTTAAACCTTGAGCTTGTTGTTCCATACTAATCACCCTTGAATGTATTACACCATCAAGTCTTGTCTCAAATGACTCCATTTTAGTATGAAGAGCATCAAAGTTCTCTTGTAAAGTCATAAACTTAGATCTGCCTTCAGGACTAATCATAAACTGTTCTAGTATCCTTTCAGGTCTTTCCATTTCACCAAGATACTTCTCCATACCCTCTAGACGTTTATGAAGTACCTCAATACACTGATTAAGTGCAACGTGTGCTTCTTGGTTATCCTCAAAACAGTACTTAATCCATTCCCAATCTATTTCATCACCATCTGCAGAATTAGGAATAGGTACGTCTACTCTAGCATCTCCTTTCATAAGGTCATCTAAAAAATCATCAATTTTATCTCTCTTATCTAACTCCATAGCAGTACCTATACCACCCTTCTGTATCTTATCAATATCTGGAGGTAGGTCTTCATCTGTTAGTTGTCTTTCATAAGGAACTGCCATCTCCTTCTTTGCCAATTCCATTGCTGCTAGATATTCCTCATTATCTTGTTTATCAAGTTCTGTAGGATTATCAGCATCAAATGGTGAAGGGGCATCAGTAGCTACTTTAGGTAGTTGTTCTTCAGTCATCTTTCAATAATTTAAGAGTGTTTTCATCTATACTATAATTTAGCACTTCACCAACCTCCCAATTTAGTTCGGAGTATACCTCCTCTGGAACGTAGATGATAGGATCTCCATACTCATCCTCTTCTATATTTAATGTAAATCGTTTGGACATATTTCATAGGCGATTAAATTGGTTATTTGGATCAGGTGTACTAGTCTTCCATCTTTCCCATAAGGTATATAGTTCCTTCAAATCTTTAGTTATACCATGTTCTATAGCATGGTCTGCACATTCGTACATACGTTGTTCTAAATGACCTTCCTTTCGTATGAGTTGCTCTAAGCACCACGTACGGTCATCTTGAAAATCTTGAAAAAACTCTGGGGGCATTTTTTATACTGGGAAATTTTTTTAAATATTTTTATATATCACTTGCTTCTGGGAACCTTTGTAGGTTAGGGTAGTTTGCTTTTTAATATAAGGGCCGCATCAAAGACCGAGAACCCCCATCACCACTGTGTTTTGGGCGGAGTTCTTTACATTTAATAACCTAATTTAACTGTCTGAGTGTTACATAAGCATTAAAAAGGGAGTGCTGTTTAACACTCCCATTCTAACATTATGCTGCTAAATTGTCAAGAACTGACTGGTCAATCTCTGTCACGTTTGTAACATTTTTCAACCACTTATTTATGTGGCGAGATGTAGTAACTGACCAAAACTTAGAGGTTCTAACATAACCCTCAGAGGGTAAATACGCTGCAACTGGTGTTCTATAACTGAAGAAGATTTGTGTTCCGTCGTTGATAGTAACTTCGTTCTGATTTGCTGCGATTGGTGTTAGTTTCATTTAGGATTAATCCTTTGTTTGTTACTCTCTTATTATAACCCCTCAGAGGTAACTAACAACAACCTCTGTGCCACTTTGTCTACTGTCACACCTTATGTGTTACTTAAGGGGGCAAGATCTTACATGGGTTTGTGTTACCTCTCAAGGTAAATTGTAGCATAATTTGTGATACTTTGCAAGAAATGTGTGATTTCTACGATATACTTGACAGTCGGTAATTAACGTGCTAAGACTACATTTTCTCCACAGGTTTTCCACAGGTAATTAACACTCAACCTAGTTTATTTAACCATTTAATTGTTTTCCACAAAAACACGATTAACTGTGGAAAAGTATCATTTAGTGACCCATAATCTGTTCTCTCTGATATACTCCCACTGTATAATGATTAACTCCTTAAGTGTTATAAACACATAGTTAATCTGTTCTCCGTATGTAACATTGTAGTGAGGGTAATCCTTTTTGTTAATTGTCATTGTACGTCCTCATATCTTCCCTCTTGTGATTTATAACTAGACGGAGTAATTACATCCTCTTCCGTGTTAGTTTGTAATTCTAATTCATTCCAGTAAATGTTACTAACTAACAGGTTAACTTCGTTATATGGATAACAACTATGTTTTGCAATTTCAGGGTCTTTTTGCCATCTATGGAGTGTAAGAGTTATATACATTTTGTCAATGAAATTAACCTCTCCTATTTCATCTCTCCATTTGACAATTTGTCCTTTCTTAAACTCATTTAGTTGCATGTAATCCTCCTTAGTGATTATCAATAATATCCCAAAACCATCCGATTGATTTGATATAATCAAAGCATGAAAAACGTGGGAGATCTTTATATCTATCACCCCTAGAGTTTCTAACACCGTCCATGTACAATTCTAGGTCACTAATTGTTTCAAACGTACCATGTAATTTGTCGTCTGAATCATATACTTTATACTGCATGATTAGATGTGTATGTAATAACGAAGGTCACCAGATATCTCACCATGAATGTTATTTTCTGGGTCATCTTTTAACCTACAAAATCTTCTTACTGGCACAACTGCGATACAATCTTCATCCCAACATAGGGCATCTTGTTGTAACATATCGTCAGAAAATGATTGTAATTCTGTTAACAAATCAAGGTAAGTCATAGTGTCGTTTGTGTTAAATTGGTGGACATAACTATCCCATCCTGTTGTTAATGTATTCCAAGGGATTAGGATAGGGTGCATTACTTATAGTGTACCATATTGTCGAGGTTGTTAACATTTTCACTCGGCAAATCTGTGCCACTCTTAGTAACATACTCCTTAATAATAGCGTATGCTTGATTAAAAATAGGAGTGAAATCTAATTCCCCTCGCAAACAATGAGCGAGTTCATCTATCTGCTCTGATGTTAAACAATGGTCAGGATGTCTAATATCACATAGAGGGATAGTATGCTCTACTAATTCATTTAAATTAATAGTGATTTCGTAGTCACGATATACTGGCATGGGTGGATTAGGGTGTCGTTGTTGATAATCAGGAGTGATGATTACTTCGGGCATAATGTTATTTAGAGGCAAAAAAATCGGGGCGTGGATAACCACAACCCTAACATATTGTTGATAGATCTATACATTATTGGCATAAATCTTCAAATCTTGCTTTAGCAATAGACTCACATTGTTCTTCATCAAATTGAGGATATTCTTCTAATACTTCCTCAAATAGTGTTTCTAATATGCTCTCGTGATGTAATACTGACATAATTAAATTGCCTCAAATTGGTTTACAATAACATCCTCTAATTCTGATATTCTATTATCATCAATTAGGGAAAGATAGTCTACTAAAATCTCATTTAAGAGATTCTCTCGTTTATACTCAGGATAGTCAGATAGTAGACAATCTATAACATCTGACTTGAGATTTAATGCTCTTGACATAATAATTAAACTCCTACTAATGATACTGAATTTGCATAATCTTGTTTTAGATGTAAACAAGTCTTATGAATTTGGAAGAGTAAAGACATATCAACTCCCTCCCAATCTGTCCACTCTGATACATAATCCCAAGCGTCAAAATCGCCTGTATTATCAACATTTAGTGGGCATGATTTAAACTCTAAATCTTCATCAATCCAGAAGATTCTTCCAAAAGCGTCACTACTATACATTGTAAGTAACCTCCGTTGATGATACAAATTGATGGCAATTTGAGTGGTCTACGTTGTTATCAACGTACTTAAATGTATGAATCTTGTCATACACTTCGTTGACATACTGTTGAGTAGTCATAATTCTTTTGGACATAGTTTTGCCCATAAATGTTAACACCCTTAGAACTTTGTCGTGATGTTTAACATTATCCCATGTTTTTACAGGATAGTAGTCACTAACCATGTGACCAGATTTTGAAGAAAGTTGCATAATAAACTCCGTAATGTGTGTAATTAAATGTTATTAAACTTGGGACATTGCCAAGTCTTTGAGATAATCTTCAGCACAATCTTGTGCGTCAAAAATGTTATCAAAAGAACCGAGATTGACTGATGTACCTATAAGGCAACCTTTAGAGTCATCATAGTTCATAGACTCAACCTTGAAAAGGTCTCCACCGTAGTGATAGATTGAGAGATTAGGGTCTAGAGTATTCTCACGTCTGTAAGAATCAAATGAAGAGGTTCTCACACCCTGAGACCACTCGAAACCTAGATAGTCGTCACATAGATTGACGCACTGTTGAAAAAGAGTTTTAGAATTTGAATTTGACATAATTTTGAAATTGAATGTTTGTTACCTTTGATAATCAAGTGATTTTGCTCTTCCTTGATTATGTACTTAATATAGCATAGATTTGACCAAAAATCAAGCGACTTTGTGCCACTTTGTATGCTGTCACTAGGTTTATCTGATGTAACCGTTTTCGGTTACCATGAAAGCATCTAGTCTAGGGATATCCAAATCAGCGTCATCAAAATCTATTTTAGCACACCCATAGACTCCCCACTCGCTCAACTCTTGAACGAATTCTGCCCAGTTAGCACATACACATGCTACATTCTGAAAGTTTTCAACCTCTAGAATTCTGTTGATGATGGTTTGAGTTTTTGACATAATGCTCTTTGAATCTTATATACTCATTATACACACGCAACCACCCCAAATGGGAAAAATATGTGCCAGTTTATCCACTGGCACAAGATCTGTTGACTGTTTATTTAACTACATTTAGTCTAGGAAATTGTTGGGTTACGTTATCAAGTAACTCTTCAAATAACTCAGGGTCATAATCATTAATGTTCTCTTTTAACTCGTTTGATGTAAACTGTTCGTATGTAAATACGAGGTCATCATACACATATTGTACGAGTGTTTTAGTGTCCATACCATCAACAATTATCTCTGCGAACTGTTCAATTAGTTCCTTCTTTTGTTGTGGTGTGAATGATACTTTGTTAGTCATTAGTCGTGAAATCCTGTAATGAATGGTTCGGGGTTAATGTTAGTTAAGGCATCTATCTCTGCCTCGTGAATATCAACTGCTGTCTCTAACTTCTCAAAGATGTTATCAACATCATTATTAAAGTTCTCATCATCAGTATCATCACTGTTCTGAATGTACCCTTCTAAAACATATAATATGGTGCTAATTTGGTTGACAGTTAGTGATACTGGCAACTCACATTCTTCAATGCCACGTTGTAAGATAGTCTTAGCATCTAACTCACTATTAGTGGCATTAGGATTTGCTGATTGTTGATACTTAGTCATGCTAATCTCCATGAGGTTTTTGTTACTGAAGACCTACAACATTGGCAGGTTAATGCACTCCAACTGAAGTGAAATACGAGTGCTGTTTGTGAACAACAAGGGCATTTTATCCACTTGCCGTTATTACCAGCACGAGTGTATCTTGTGACGTTATTTGTCATTTATGCCTCCCAATAAAGTGCATTAAACTCGGCAATGTTTAGGTGTTCATCATCATGTACACGACCTAATTGCTCATCATCACCTTCACAATCAAAGATGAATTCCTCACAGAAGTATTCAACTGAGCAACCTAATTTCTCTGCTGCTCTTAAGAATTCTCCTATATGTTCATCACTTAAATCTAACTCATCAATGCAAAATGCAATGTCACGTTCTAACTGAGTCATCAGAATTTACCTCCATTGTTGTTAATGTCAAGTACAGTTTCGTTAGTTACGTTATCAATTAACTCATCTAATGTTTCCTCATCCCATGTATATTTAATCTCATCACATAACTCTTCCCTAGATTCAATTTCTCTTAAATCTTGTGTTAGAGTTTGTGTTACAAATGAAATCAAATCATCCATTTCCATACTATCAACTTGTAACTGAACTGTCTGTTTAATTAGTTCATCCCACTGAGGTGTAGTTAGTTCTCTCATTGTTAGTTACCCCTCTTAATTTGTTTTTGTAATTTGTTAAATTGTTTAGATTCTTTAGGTGTTAATCCTGAAAAATAGTTGAGAAGATTGCCTTCGTAACTATCAAATAGTGCATCTAATTGTTTGTTCTTCATTGTTATACACCCCACTCAAATCTTGGGTTTTCAAGTATAATATCTCTCACTCTTTCTCTGTCTAAACTATCACCATCACCCCAAGAATAATGAACATATTCTAAGTCACCCTTCTCAATCCTTTTCTTATATGTAAAGAAGGCATCATAAATGTGACCCTTAGTTAATCCTTGAATAGGGTATAAATCACTGTTTGGTGCATAGAAATCCCAAACATAATTTACAAACTTGTTTAATTCTTTGATAGTTGGCATTACTTTTTACCCTCCTTAGTTGTAGATTTGATTGAAAGATTAGATAAGAAGTAATAACGAATTGTTGGAGTTGGATTTACCAACTGTTCATACACTTCTTTTGAAAGACTTGTGTTCATAGGTTGAATTCGTTTGAACATTCTTATTATAAGGGATATTCAGGGTGAATGGGAAAATAGTGGACAGTTTGAGATCTGTCACGCCTTAATTGATACCATTATATCAGGTGCTAAGGTAAGATATACTAAAGGTGGAAATGTTGGTTCAATATCAATAACCTCTAGTGAATTAGCAGGATAATATCTACCATTAGAATCATCATAAAAGGTGACTTCAGTGTTACTTTGTTCATCATTTAACTTGCTTAAATGTTCTGCTAATTCTTTATATGTCATACAATGTCCTCCTTAAGTATAAACCAATCTTGACGAAATACTATCTCATTATCAACTTCTTCCCCTAACTTGTTAAATGATTTGTTTAAACAAGGAACACCAAGTTTCCCATCTGGGTATAAACTATCGAGCATAATCTTGAACCATTGGTTATTAGCATCATGCTCAAATTGTTCTAAATCAGGAAAGAAAGATTGACTCCAATTAGTCTCATTGTATGTTAAGTTAGTCATGTTAATCCTCCGTTGGTGTGATGTACTTTAGTGCCTTATCATCAGTTGTTTCTAACAATTTACCTACCTTATATTCAAATCCATCACATCTTTCAACCTCCTCATAATGTTGGCAATGTTCAAAATCAGATGCAATTCTTTTTGCTTCAGTTTTATTATTTGCACCAACTGTTACTGAATAATATACAATTTTCTTTGCTTCAAATGTGTAAGCATTTAATAAATCAGACATTGGAATTTACCTCATAATGTGAATAAAAAAGGGGGAATTCCACCCCCTAAGTATTTAACTGTTTGCAACAAAGTCATCAATAATTTGTACAACTTCTGCTGCTGTTTGTGCATCTTCAAGTAGATTGAATAGTGCAACTTCAGGATTAAATGCCATGATTGTAGTAAAGAAAGGAACATCAAATAGTAGTTTTAAGTCATACTTAGGACTAAGGATTGATTACCTTAAGTATAGGTAACCACCTGCCCAATCTGCTCTTGCGAAACACTTTTCACGTTGATTAATGATTCTTAAATCATATCTAACGTGCTTTGCTGGTGACTTCCAAGATGCTGGTTTGTAAACTTCGCCAGTGTTCTTATCAATGAAAGCATGAACACCTCCATCAACTTGAATAATTTTGATGTACTTCTTACCTACTTTAGTTTCAAACTTTACAGGACTATTTGAATCAGGGTAACGTGAATTGTAGTTTGCTTCAAGAGCATCCACCAAATCCATTGCCCACATTTCAACTCTTGTTTGTAATTGGTTTGAGACTGTCATAAAGGTGTCTTTGTTTGGTACTCTGTTATTATAGGTCATTTTAGAGGCAGTGGGTAGAATAGTGGTCACTTTGATTACTGTCCTAGTGTGTAGGAACCTAACATAGTATTACCATATCTTACTTCAGCATATCCATACTCTACAGATAGGTCTAAGCATAAACCCCAACAATCATCTAGATTAACAAATGATGAATTCTCATAGGGTGCGGATGGACAGTGAACAGAATATCTCATAGTTTTAAAATTCGTTTGATACTATTATTATACACACAGAACCACCCCAAATGGGAAAATAGTGTGCAGTTTGAGATCTGGCACACTAAACGTATGCTCTTGGTGGAATACCCTCTATAAAGATATATGAAACAACAGACTGTAATCTCTTTGCTATTCTCTCACCATACTTACCTGATATTGGTACACATATTTGACCAAATCTTTTATGGTATAAGTTATACTGACCAGCAGGTATTTTACCCTCCTTCATTGATACTCTATCCTTCTCATGTATCCTAATAACTCTACCTATTGTCTGTGCCATTTCAATGGTAGGTAGATTTCTAAGCATTACTGAATGAGTCAAACCAGGAACATTTATCCCTTCTGATAGTATAGAATAGTGGAAGATTACAAACTTCTTAGTATCATCTTTGCCCCAATCTGTAAGAGTTTGGAAGAACTTTTCTCTACCAACTTTCTTACCATTAATAACAGCACCATACTTAGATGTGATGTGTAAAATGTTATATTGCTGTGAATATAACCATGACCTAATATCAGTATGTGTGAGCATATTCCATAGTATTCTTGTTGTTGGAGCAGACACAAGTA